TTAACGGCCGCCGTAACCTCGCTCCGGGGCCAACTGTAGCCCGAAGATCACCCCGACCGTCTGTGCACACAGCAGCACGGCTGCGGTCAAGGATACCCACATACCATAATTCCGCCATTTCTCTTCATTATTACTTTGCTCCCTTCTGGATTCCCGCTAAGCCCAGCCGGTACAGAATCGTAATAAGCCGCGCCTCGGTGTACGTGGCCTTGTCCGGCGTATCAATGACCGGCTTGCCGTTAAGAACTGAAGGTGTATTTGCAAAAGCCTTCAGCGCGTCCACGGACCACGCCGGCGGGTTGGTGTTGGTCAACTCCAGCAGTAAGGCACTCAACTCCTTGATCTCCCCTGCCTGCTGAATAGCCTGGTCCTTGAGCACGTCTTTGCTCTTAATCAACCCGGCCACGGTCGTCACAAGCTCCTTCACCTGTGATTCCAGTTCCGCAATTTTACTCATATCCTCTTGAACCTCCTCTTGTAGTCTATCGATGACAGCATAAGCCGCCTTAATTTTTGCTGCTGTCGGTTCTTTGCCTGCCCGGAGCTGTGCCGTGGTCAGTCCGAAAACCATTTGCAAGTGCGGGTAGTCCTTGAAGCTCGTCCAGTCTCCGCCCCATTCAAAGCCGATCGCCTTCGACTGCTGCACCACCTCCCGCCAATCCGGAGTGCCGTCCTGGTCCACGTCCCTTGTCATATCCCAGGAAACACTAGAACCATTAGGGAGCAGCAGCGCAAAATCCACCGCCAGCCCGTAATTATGATAACTCTCTCCGCCGCGCGCATTCGTCACAATGGCCCCAGGCCTTGTGCGGCCCTGCGCATACAGGGCGTCCTGCTCGGCTATCGTTCGCAGCCCCTGCGTAATCAGGATGGGCACCCCACAAGCATAACTGCGTACGATCAGCGCCTCCGCAGCAGACTTAACGACAGGATGCAGCCCAACCAGGCGGGCGGCAGACTTAGCTTTGACTTGCTCCATTGTTAGCCCCATCACTCCCCCGCCCCCTTGCACGTCTGCTTAACCAGTTGGTTACCATAAACCGCCACAGCACCACATAGGATGCCCTGCAGTACGCTATCCGGTGACAACCCCAGCATCAGACAAACCACAACAATAGCAATCAGCGTCACGATGTAAATAATAGTCCAATCCGGCACTCGAGGCGTCTGTTTAAGGATATATCCGATCACCCAGCAGACAACAAGCACCAGCAGCAACTCTGGCTTGATAAAGCTCGATACGGCGTTCCATTCCATTACACTTCACTCCTTTGTTTGTGGATCTCACTGATACGTAGATGGGCCTGCTTTGCCGATTCCTCCACCCGTGTCACTCGTTCGGACAGCACATCAGTACGCTGTCCCTGCACTCGAACATCTGCCCGAATATCATCCACACCACGCTTGATGTACTCGACGTCTGTACGCAATGCAGCACCACTGCCGGCCTCCTGGGCCACATCCTTTTTAAAAGCAGATGTCCGGGTTACCCACCCAAGTACTACTCCACTTACTGCTGCGACTATTGCTGTAACCGTTGTAAGCTCCACATAATTCCCCCCTATAAATAAGTAGCCCCCAGACCGTAAAACACAATCTGAGGGCAAAATAAAAACGCCTCATTGGGCGCTGCCTGCTCTATGCCAATAATCCGAAGGCGTAAACCTCTCGGTAACTCTCGGCTGTATTCGTGAAGCGCAAATACACGGAATCCGACGCCGTGGCCAGCTTGACCTGGCCGTCTACGACTGCGATCAGATTCGCAGCCGTGGCCCCGATCTCGACCGTGATACCTTCCTGGGCTTCCAGATACAGCCGGATCAGTCCAGCCGACTTGCCCAGCAACAGTTTAACCGTCCGGCACTGGCCGCCGGGATGGATGGCCAGCAGTCCGTCTCCCAGGTTCGCCGCATGGTCGGCCAGCTCTACCGCGAAGCTCTCCAGGGCGAATTCTTCGTCATAATAGACCAGGACCAAACCCTGGTAAGCCTTCTTAATGCCGGAGAGTTTTGCGGCCTGCAGTTCTTGGTACGTGAACAGGCTCGGCTGCTCCGCGAAGGTGACCTGGTACTGTTGGACGTTTGGAATCAGGACCGGTTCCAGGTCCTCCCACTCCGTAGCAATCTGGGTCGTGTTGCTTACTGGGGTCTTGCTGCCGTCGTCATTGACCAGGGTATATTCCTGGGTGACTTCTTCCCAGGCGGTGGCGATCCGGTCGGTAGTGACTTCGTTCACGGTTTCGCTGCCGTCTTCCTCCAGGATCGGCTTGCTGTAGTACAGTAACTGCCCTCCGTCGTTTGTCTTCTGCTTTTCCCCATTGACCCAGGGCTGCAGTTTAGTTATGGCGATCGGGAACGGCAGCGAAAGGCTATATTCCGCAGGACCGGCCGGGCGGTTAAGCCCGGTAACGGTGTGATCCTGGCGGCTGAATACTACGTTATCCATGTGTGGCAATCCTCCTTAGATTTTGACAAGTGGGCGACCAGGCAGCCGGAAGAATACATGGACTGTGCCGCCCCCGATACCTACGCTGGCCAGCTGTGACCGTTTCCGCAGCGCAACCCGTAGCACCAGTTCACCGTTATACTGTTGCAGGACCGGCCAGCCGGATAAAAATTCCGCTGCTTTAGCTGCCCAGGCAGGAATGCCATCGGTGTACTGGGCATCTACACGCCCCGTTACCAGGGCAGTATCTGCAGCGAAGAACCGCAGCTGGGGCGTGGCTCCTCCAGCACTATTGAAGGTCAACGTACCGATTAAGCTTTGCGGATCGACTTTGTAATTTAGATCATCCCCGGGACCCAGTAACCGGCTAATAGCATTCAAGTAATTATTTATGCCGCCATCCGTCCCAGCATTCGTACCCGCCGTGGTAATAAAGCCCTGGATACTGGTCAGGATGTTAGTAGCACCGGCCAGCGTAGCCGACGCCTGGCTGGCGAATTCCTGCGAAGGCAGGTAATCCCCGTAAATGACGATGCCGTTATCCTCGTCGTTACCCCAGAACAGGCTTTCTACTTCTCGGGTCGTTTTGCGGACATACAGTACGCCCGCCAGGCCGTTATCCCGGCGCGGGTTTTCCGGGACCAGGGTATCGTATCCTGTTTTTGCTGGGACGTTTAAGTCGATACTGAAATAGTCCACATACAGCACCGACGGTATTACGCCGTCCGAAGCATCCGCGCAGGCTAGGAAATGAATAAAGCCGTTACTGTCTATCTGGTTACCCGGGTTAGTATGGTATACCGGATTAGTGGAATCAGTAACATGAGTTACAACGGCAATGCTGGCAGCACTATTCCCTTTTGCTTCACCTGTACGCCAGGCGTCATTCGGTATTGCCCCAGAATTTGCTGGTGTCCAGAAGTAGAATAATGCGTGTGCGCCGCTCGGTCCAGTTCCGTATACACTAATGTTAGCCGTAACTTGCCGGAGATTCCCCGCCTTAAGCCAGGCTACCTTCTCGGCGGTTGTATACGCTCCTGGAATCTTTCCGTACTTGTCTTCATAAGCCCGGATAATATCACAGGATATTACCATTTGCGCCTGCTGCCCGCTTACGTTTGTTGTGACTACTTTCAGAGAAGCATCCGGGGATTTAATAGCATCGTAATCAGCTTGCGCTAATTCCGTACCCGGGGCCGACGGTGTGGCGAATGTACTACCTACAGCGCTGTAGGCTTTGTTCGGGTTAATTGTTGTGCTGCCTGTTACCTTCCCGGAAAAGTCGTCTGTAATGGCTACGTTACCCAGTTTTAACTTCTTCCCATTAACTTCACCGCTTAAGGTTGCCGCATATATTTGATATAGACTGCCCTGGCCTACCGGCATGTTAAGGCTGTATTCGATTACGATTTCCTGCGCTGCCAGGCCGCCCGGCAGGGTTCCCAGGGTTAATTCGGCTTCATTCGTACCCAGGTTCGCCCAGGTTCCGGTGACCGCTGTCGAAGTGCCTGCAATGATTGCGCGAACTACAGGGCTGGAAGTGCTGGCGGTAGTCTCATAAATGACAATCGGAACGGTAGACGTTACCGCACTAGCGCCTAATGCTGTAGCCAACGTAATAGTCTTATTCGTTGTGTCTACTGCGCTTACGGTTCGCGTTCCCCAACCGTCCTTAAGGTCTGTAATGACACTAACGATAATCGTGTCATTCACCGCGATCTTACTTACATCATCCAGGGTTAGCACCGTGGCGGTTGCATTGACATTTAACACACGGGCCAAGGCTGTATCAGCGTCAATAATGCCGCCCACAATTTCACCGGCTAAGCCCCGCACCTTGATTTTATCGCCCGCTTCCCAGGCTGCGGTATTTACGCCGGTTCCCTTGGTGACCGTGATCCCGCGTTCCTGCGTTTGGTTCTGCACCTTGGCCGACGCGTAGGTCTTTTGGGAAGTCTGGGCGTCGGAGTTGATCCGGCGCTGGAAGTTAAGCGCCGGGGTAATGTCCGCATAGCCCTGGATAAAGTCTGCGGGCAGTGTGGCGAAGGTCGCGCCCCGGTCGATATTACTTACAGCTACGTCTTCCAATGTGACAGCGGTAGTTCTTCCACCACCTACGCGGTCACCTAAACGGAATTGTGTTACTGTTACTTCATTGTTGTAATTAGCGGCGCTGGTCCCTCTTAATTTTCCGTCAATATAGAGCTTTAACGGTTGCCCCGATTTAAACGTGGCGCGTATGTGATGGCGGCCCGTAGGCCGGGTAACCTGTGCAGTATAGCCACCGGATAGCTCATTGCCTGCTGAATCCAAAATAGTAAACGTAACCGTGGTATTTGCTGAACGGCAGTACACCGCGAATTGGCTTCCTCCAGACGTACCCGCGCCCATAAAATAGTCTGATCCGCCTGTCAATAAATTAAAGTCGGTCCAGGCTTCAAAAGAACCCTCAGAATTCAGTGTGAGCGCAACTTCTGTACCCACGCTTATAGGTTTCTTATAAGCGCCGCCGGTGAACCCAGGAATAAAAGTACCGCCGGTTAGACCCGGATTCCCGCCTAACTCAGGCGTTGTACTACCGTCAAAGGAAGCATAGAAAACGTGATTAGCATCCATCGGTGTCTTGCGGACACCTACATAAGTCTTCCGCATGGCCGTCTTCCGTTCGACCTGGGAAGCCCCTCGCAGTACCTGGTCCATGCCGTCGATCAGCAGCTGCTCATATGCCGGTGATACCAGGTATGTCTTATGCCGCAGGTCCGTGATATCTCTTTCAGCTATGATATTTGAATATAGACTGTCTGGGCGATCCGACATAATTACACCGATACCGATACTGTCAACGGTTCCCGTTCCGGTGGACATAACCGTGACTTGGTTAGACCCGTTCTTTGAAATGATTTTATACCGGTAAGCTGATACCGCATAAGAAGCGTGGTAATATTCTTCACCTACAGCGACCAGCGCATAATCTGCTGCAGTCAGGGTTACATTCTTCGTTTTCCCCGTTTCTATATTAAAACCGGAAGCCGGGAAAGCAACTACCTTAACGTCCTTCGCGCCGTTAGGGTTATTAGCGCTGTAGCCCCCCGAATTTCTCCGGGCTATCTTCGCCAGAGGTATCGCATAGACATACCCATCGTAAGTTTTCAAAGTAGCTTTACTGATTGAAGACCCATCCCCCGCTATATAAAGTCCCGAATCTTGAGCTAGTGCTCCCGAAAGTTTCTTAGGTATACGAGAATCTGCATTCGTTGCTCTGGAAAAATGCTGATAATACGACAAGGCTGACCAAAGAATAGGAGCAGTTCCGCCGCCTTGCGGTGTAACCGCTGTTTGCTTGTTATACCCCTCATTGTAGGCCTGTGGTAAACCTTCTGTATTCACAGAAAAATCAACCCCGCTTACGACACGCAGCCGGCGTTTCCATTCCTGTGTATCTTGATCTTTCCACACTTCTGCGAAAAATAAATCGTCGCGGGAACCTTCTGTAGGTGCAGGATCTAAAACCTGGGTATTGTTCGTTGGGGCTGAAGGACTTACGCCCGTAAATTCATGTACTGCGCCCGCAATAAGAGCATGAAAATCAGTGTATCCAAACCGGTTAAAACTACCGTATTGAGCTGGCGCGGGTACACCAAACGAACCGCGACCATGCACCGCTGCTGTTACCGCGATCCCGTAGCCTATGGCAGGCGTATGATTAAGCACACCGCTGTAGGCTGTCGCTGCGCCTAGTTCTCCAGCAGTAAAGGCGGCCGCATCGGCTACGCCTTCCTCCAGGTGATTCATGTTCTGCGCATTCAGGGGTGTTCCCTGCTGCACTACGGCCCCGCTGCCGTCTACAATATGATCTTTCCAGGCGGTTTTCGTGTATGTCATTCCTTATCCCCCTATACTCTTGTGAGTGTGTACTTAAAAGTTATCAGTAGCCCGTTAAGCGCGGGCTTTACCACGCTGTCCGGCTGGTCGTCCCATACCGCGCCGTCTTTGTCGATCACCTGGAATTTAGTAATAGTTCCGGCGACCGTCTCGGCCAGGTAAAATTCCAGCGTGATTACGTCGCCGGTCAGCGTTAGCGAATAAATCGGCATTTGGGTAACTGTGCTGCCGATTGTATATGTGCCGTAAGCGATCATGCCCTGGAACCAGGCTTTTGTCTTATTATGGGCGCTCGTCGTTAATGCCATCATGTAACCTCCGTTCCTGTGTTAATTGTGCCGGTCAGCTTGAAGGCTGCCTGCTGTTTAGTGCTGTACGTTGCGGCGATCTGCTCCCCGCCGGAATAGGTGACTGCCTGGTTAACCGGGATAACGGTCACCGGTGCGGCCAGTCCTCCAGCGTACAGTGCGCCAGTGACTGGGAACGCTGCCTGCAGGACCCGTTCAAAGGCCTGCGCGATCCGTTCCCCTCCTGCATATACCGGCGACTTCGGAAGAATGACCACCTTCGGACCGTCGTATGGAACGCCGCAATAGAGCGTGTTGCTGGCGAAGGCCTGGAACGGGTAAGAGATAGCCGAATATTGCTCGGATATCTCTATTCCGCTGCTCCAATCTGGCGCCTTGAAACTCACTGCCATAGATCGAATATGAACAGGCCGAATGTATTCAAAATTTCGCTTTAAAGATTCCTGATCAACGGTCCCTTCTGTTGAAAACTGAAATTCAATACCTTTGCTTACGAAGTCTTCTTTAATCTCCAGCAGCTTTCCGTGCTGGTTTGCAAGATCGCGTAACACTGGGATCCGGAATGGGCTGTTTCCCCAACGCTTTTGGCGAATGGCTTCTCTTCGGAAGCTATCAGACCCATTCACTTTGCGTCTGAAATATATCCACTCCCATATCCATAAGGACCATGTCGCCCGCGGGAGAATGAATTGGTTACCGAGCTCGTCAATTTTCTGTTCCCGGAGCACCATTTCATCCTCCATGACAGAAAAGTGTCGCTCGGCCATATCTATCTCATACCAATAGGCCGGCAACATGCCACGGTACCGTTCAGGGATCACGATAAAACCACCTCAACTCGCGGAATGGAGGAAGGCGTCATCTCGACATCTTCCTCCATTCCGTTGAGAGTATAGTTTTCATAATCCTCTACTCCGGTCACAAGCAGCAGCGAGCCTACATAGTTGTAAGCCAATTTAGTTCGCTCGCTCGCGTATGCCTTTACCCGCTCCTGGATACCTTCAGCCATTTCATTTAGATCAGCGCCCTCGACTGTGAGAAGATGAGCTTTCACCACTACAACAAATACCGGTGCAGGATGTACCTCTAAATCATGACCTGCGATTCGCCGTTCCTCCCACATCCAGGACTTTACCGTCTCCGCGAATGTTTCAGTAATCGGTTGGCCAGTCAGATCCGTGAGATAAAGATCAATTGAATTTTCGTTCCTCTCTTTCTCCCTGGCTATAGCGGAACCTATCCCCTCCATCTCCTTTGCCCAAGTCTCATAATCCTTACGGCGTCCGCTGCCTACTTCTGTTGCAGCACGCTCCAGCATCCGGAGCCGCAACGTGTCATCGTCCTCCCCTTCTTTTCTGGTCACCCCAGCTGCCCAACCGTGGCCATCCAAATACTCCGAATCCGCCCAGATGGGAAATCCCTGAAGAAACCCGTATGTCCATAAAGCCTGCTGCTCCGCAATCTCAATAGCCAAAGGGTACCACAGGTCATAAAAGTATTCGCCTTCATCCATCGGCGGGGGAGGCAGGCCACGCTCCTGCGCCAAGGCAATGGCACGATTAACCCAGCGACGGTAGATGTCCTCTGGTGTCTCCTGAAGGATCGGCATATTCGGCAGAGTTGGCAAATCCGATAGTTTAATAGTCATGTGCTGATCGCCTCCTCCAGTTCAGCATTGCCGGCTAAGCCCGATAACGATATGTTCAGCAGCATCTCCTGCCCTGACCGATGCATCGACCTTACTTCGGCCCGCTGGATCTCCGCATGGGCCATCAGGGCCTCCTCCATGTCACGCTTGATTTCTACGTCCTCCCATCCGTACCACTCGGACCGTTCGACGCCGATTCCTTCCCCATACACCACATAGCGAAAACGCTCTGTATTAAGAATTTTCAGCGCTGTCTGCACCAAGTACTCTGGATACGTGCGGGTCTTTGTAGGATGACCAGCATCATCAAACACGGCGCGCCGATTGCGATAATCGATGACGTACGTCCACTTAGTCGCAGAGACGACGGATTCCGTCAACTCTATGCCATCGAGGTCTGTCAAATCCAGAACAGGAAACAAACTATCATCCGCCACTGCTGCCCACATCCTTTCCAAGAACGTAATAGCGCTGTCCGGTCAACCGGGAAACGATGAGCCGGTCACCTGCCTGTAGAGGGCTGGGAAGCAGCAGGACTCCCGTATATGTGGAAGCCTCCGGCTGCTTAACCTCAAATACCGCATCGATACGCCGCTCCTGAAGATACTCTGCAAAGACCAGCTTGTCCGCGGTATATGGCTCCGGGTCCTCATCTACCCGTATCCTTGGATCAGCTGGCCAATTGAGTAGAGTGGCTCGCTCCGTGTCCCGGGCATCGATGTGACTAGCTGTCTTCTCCTTCAGCAGCTTCAGCGCATCATTCAGCACGGTTACTCCCTCCTTTCCAGTTCCAGCTTCACAGTATACATTCCATTTTTAAAACTTGATTCGGCACTCTCTACAATCCATTTTGAGGTGTGATCCGTTTTGATCAGCACCATCCAACCGGCACGCAGGCCTGCAAGTGTATTGTCCTCATGCTTGACGGTAATCTTCTTAATCTGCTTCGCCTGCGACAGAGCCTTCAGGCGTTGCGTAGCAATCGTGGCTGGGTCCTCATCTTCCTCAACCTCAATAATTTCTTCCATCCGCCCCATAGCTTGCACGGCGCCGGCTGCTGTTTTGGTGACAGAGGAAGCCAGCTTATCATCCTTGTACTTTTGAGCAGTAACCACCGTATAGGTTTCCTCAATGCTGTAGCCCGCCGTGCTGGATTCCATCTGTTCGGGGATAAACACCGGTACCCGGCTATTTGTGCCTTCGCGGACCACCTGCAGGTAAAATCCCGAATCCGTCCGGACGACATCGATGTGATACCGGTAGCCGCTGCGCTCATATGCTTTTTGCAACACATCCAGGATGAGTTCTGAGTGTGAAATCGTTCCATACCGTTCGTCCAGTTTAAAACCAAAAGCGGGACAGCGGAAATCAATGCCAGTAGTCTTGATGTAGCGCTGTAGCTCCGCGCCAGCTTCCCCTTTAAGATAAGGACGGACACCTTTGTTTTTAGACAAATACCAGCCGATCTCCCGGGCATCGATTTCCCACTCCCGAGAAAATTCATTTTGCTCATATTTGATAATCGGTCCGTAGAAGAACTGGTTTTTGTGATGAAGCACTCCAACCCCTGATAACTGCTGTGAAAAACACATCAACAGACCGGCTATCTTAACGTCTGCAGCATCCCGCACCCGCACGGTCATACTACGAGCGATTTCATCCCTCGCTGAAGACCAGGCTAGCTCGACAATTGCATCCGTCAGTAAAATACGGTTGCTTTCCTTCCCATATAAAACTGCAAAATTGTCCATCTACACTCCTCACTTTTGAGTAGAGGTTTTATCCAAAATCCTTTCCTTTTGAGACAAGTAATCGAAATTACCTTTCGCATTGTCGGCAGCCGCCTTTGCTTCAGCCTTCTTCTGCTTATCACTCTTCTTGTTTTGGTTCTTTTTGTCCGTCTGTCCGGTAGTATTCGGGCGGCTCTTGGATGATTTGGTGATTATCACACCTGGTTTCAATAACTGCTGGGTATTAGAGTAAGAAACAATTTTGACCGGATCGAACTCCACGAAGGTGAAGGCGATATGCAAGTTTGCCTGGCCATCCTTATAGGTGGCCTCCATCGATTCAAACCACATGGTCTGCGAGAACAGTGACTCGAAGTTGATCACAACCGGCTTAGCCTTCCATTCCTCCATCAGCTTCCATGCCTGTTCTGGAGATTTGTAGGTGATGGTTTCCTTCCCCTTCTCCCACAGATCATTCCAGCGCCGCGGGAAGATGACAGAAAAAGAGACCCGCTTCAGCTTCGAAGTGAGTCTCTTACTGGTCTTCTCCTCCCCGGTAATCACCGTGAAGGAATCTATTTCGTTGCTGCTTGTGATCTGAATCTCCGCCGGGGTAATCGGGAAGGTGAATCGGTTTTTGTCTCGAATCATGGTCAACATGCTTATCCCCCGCTTTCCAGAGCTTTGTACAATTCCTCGCCGAAAATCTTCCGGAATAGCGCCCGCCCCTGCGAGCTGGTTAGCATCTTTGCAAATTCAGCAAAATTGGTGATTCCCTTGGCCAGTTCGCCAAAATCGATATTGATATTCTCTATTACAATGTTGCGAGTCGATGCGGGCGTCTGCGCCAGTGTCTTCGCCACCGGAACACCGCTGGACCTCATGCCTACCGCCCCACCGTTTGCATATGGCCTCACGCCTAGCAAGTTGCCGGCTTGCTCCCATAAAGCTCTGCCCCGTTGGCTCCGCTGCCTGGATAATGGGATGATCATTTCGGGACCAGCTTCACCGACAAGTCCCATGTGTGGGGAACTGATTAAGCCGCCATCAGCATATTTCTTCTTACGCTTCTTCCGACGGCGAAAAAATCCCGATATGCCGTCGAAAATCTTCGTGGCCAACTTTTCACCGCCGATCGTACCCACTAGGCCACCGATCGCCCCGCCGACAGCGGTACCGACTCCTGGCATAAGGAAGGTTCCGAGTAAAGCGCCAGTCGCCGCACCACCTGCCATACCGCCTCCAATACCGCCAACTACTTTGGCTAGTTGTCGTCCTTTCTTCCCTTTGCCCGCGAAAAGGACGTCCCAGGCGTCCATAGCATAACCAACCGGTCGGACTATTTTCCCGAGAAGTTTTGAACCTTTAGCAAATCTCCGCATCTTGGAAGCCTGTCTACGTAAGCGGTGACCCGTTGCGCGGATCTTATAGGAATCCGTGAGGCTGCTCGCTTTACTCATGGCCTTGGCATAGCGTCGCGCCCCCTGGCGCTTAACCTGATCAAGCGAACCATGAATGCCTTCCGCGTAACCGGCACCATATCCAATGTTATCGTTATTATCATCAATGAAGGTTTTGGCTTGAAGCGCATGAGTCCGCAGCGGTTGCGCACCAACGATTCCCCCGTTTGCATATGCCCGTACTCCAAGCATTGCCCCGGCCTTCTCCCATAGCTCCACCCCGCGCTGTCGGCGGCCTGCAGACAGCGGGATTATGGCTTCTGGCCCCGCTTCGCCCACCAACCCAAGATGAGGACGATTTATGACGCCGCCATTGGCGTATTTGGCACCGCCACTGGATGATGCAGGAGCGCCAAAAGATACCTTGGCTCCCGTACCGGTCAGAGTGGACAAGATACCCATTGCACCCATTGCTGTAGATTTCAGCTCTGGAAACTTGCTCTGCATCCCCTGGGAGATGCCTGTAATGATACCACTGCCCCAGCTCTGGCTCTGGCTGGTCACTGTTTGGATTGATTGGAGCTGCTGTTTGGTTTCATCTGCAGCAGTCTTCACAGATGTTCCAATTCCGAGTAAACCTACTCCGGCAGCGCTGGCTCCCGCGACAATACCATCTGTACTGGTTTTGGCAGTACTACCCATAAGCTTAGCTTGAACGGATGTCCCTTTAGCCGCCGATCCCACGGCAACGATATTGTTCTGGGCGGATGAGGATTCAGTGTTCTTCCATACACCGGAAAGCTCCGACTTCACCTTGTCCACACCCTGCAAGACTCCGCTCTTCTCTATCACTCCCTTGAAGGCAGGCAGCAGCCCGTTCTTTGCGACATCTGCACTGAACCGTCCGAACGTCGCCTTCAGCTTCTCCTCCTGCTGCGGAGTCATGCTCCCGAAAGTCACTTTCGCTTCAGGCGGTGCTTTGACAGCAGCAGTGGCGATCTCATCCTTCTTCTTATCTTTCCCTGTTATCCAATCACCGATAGCGTATATGCCATCGACAGCTTTCTTGGTCCACCCTGCATTGTCGGCCATAGAGCCAAGCTTTTCACCGACCCAGCCGCCGGCAGCAGCACCCGCAACGGTGCCAAGTGGACCAGCTAACGATCCAACTAAACCACCAAGAGAACCTCCAAACAAGCTTCCCGCCATTGACCCGCCAGTATTTGATAATCCGGATTTCAATCCATCAACTTTAGAAGCCTGATACAAGTCATATCCCGATAAACCGACTGAAGCAACGGTACCTGCAATTCCTGCAACCTTTAGAGCTTTTTTCCCACCCTTGAACAAATTTCTGATGCCGCCTCTGGCTGGCACGATATCCGGGATTGGATCAGGTACAGGAGGTAGTCGCCTGGAATTACGATAAGTGACTCGGCCGGTTCGCCTTTGCCCAACATCTGGTGTATCAATGTCTGGGGGAACCGGAGATCGTGTCTGACGCCGAGCTGAAACTGATCCATTTGGATTACGGTTGCCACGTGCAGCATTTCCACCTAGTCCCCCCGCACCAGCGCCAGACCTTCCACGGCGACCATTCCCTCTTCTGCCTCCCCGCCGGTTCCTCCTTCCACCGCCTTGTCCACCGCCTTGTCCACCAAGCCCGCCTTTCTCATTAAGATATACTACACTAGCATTAATGGTCATAGATGAAACGGTGTTGAGACCTCCCATGCTATCGCCGCTTCTTCCAAAGCGACCACGACGAGCGGTAAGACGGCGTCTTGTTGGTGCTCCTACCTCTTCAATAGTAGGGTCGCTGTCATTTGTTCTTTTTTTGCCAACCCATTCTCTAATTTTTCCATAGGTCCCTTTTGTGTTACTGTACCCTTTATAAATAAGTTGAGCTCCTTTGAAAAGAGCAAAAGCCTTAACCAATCCAACAATTCCACTATTGATTGTCTTGAAATTATCATTGTAGAAACTCGTTGCTTTGCCTACTACATCAACTATCTTCGAACCCAATTCCTGTATTTGATCTTTATTTTCCGTGATTAGGGTATTGAATTCTTGCAGTGCGGGAAGAACTGCCGTGGAGAGATTCGCTCCTAAATCTTGCATTTGCTGATCGATCTGAGCACGGGTCTGAATGATATCTTGCATGGGATTAGCAGCCTGCTGAGCATGCACCATTCTCTCTGTCGTTCCGGATATCCCGGTGGGCGACGGCTGAAAAGGTACTTGGAAGGTTTTCATCACAGCTAGCCCGTTGTCCTCTGCGGTAGCCGAGCCAAGTGAGACAAGTGAAGCCTTAAGTTGACTCTGCGTTTGACTGGCTAGGTCAGCTACTAAGGCCATCAGAGCACCCTTCGCCCGCTGCGCATCCCCTGAATTGATGTCACCAGTGAATGCCGCTGCTTGCTTCGCTGCATCATTCTTTCCAGCTCCACGAAGAGTGAAGTACTTCTCCATATCCCCAGCATCAAGAGCCTTCACGCCGAACGTCTCTTTTATAAAATCCGCCGGCTTATCAAAATTGAAGGCCCCCTCCTTAACGCTTTGGGTCAAGAAGTTGGCCATCTGTCCGGAGTTTGCACCGGTGTTTTTAAAATATCCGGAATACTCCCAAAATGTATCGAAGAGGTCCTGCTGCCGATCACCTACCTCCTTATAGGCATACATCATGCTGTCGGCTACGGAAGCATATGTTTCGCGGAAAGTATCTGAAGATTGTGCTAACGCACGATTAATCTCTTCAGAGCCGGCATCTGGCCGGATGTATTGAATCTTTGACGAAGCACTCAAAAATTCACTGGTTTGCGATTTATCACGAACAAGTGGAGCAAGATCGGCTAATTGCTTTGCCCCTTCCGTCTGTGACGGAATAATTCCCTGAGCATTTAAATCTTTGACAGTTTGAAGACCTCGATCGCGCGCAGCTGCGGGCAGTAAGGCCGCACTACGGGAAGCTTCGGAATAGTAATCCATGACATTCCCGAACAATGCATCCTTAATCCCACCACCAATGAGGATTGCTCCAGCCGTTGCCGCCAAAGTCGTTAGCTTACCTGAAATTCCATCAATCACGGGGCTTACTCCATCTTGGGCGCGGAGATGAACCCGGGAGTCTTCCATTCTGCGGATCTCATCATCTGCACGGGATGCCGAACGGCGTAAATCGTCGGCTCCAGAGCGAGCGCGTCGAAAGATGTCATCTACGTTCGCGCGTCCCAGCCGGCGCGCCTCGTCCGATGCGTTACCAATTCGTCCGCCTAAATCATCCGCTGCACTCCTGGAACGACGAAGGTCAGATACCAGGTTATCCCCCATCTGACCTGCAGCCCGGCGGAAGTCGAATAAATCATCAGTTGCCCCGCGGAGTGCATTTCGCATATTCCGGACAGCACCAGAAATAAGGTCCTTCGCTTCAAACGGGACCGTCACTTTTGTTGTCGCTGCTATGGTTGTTCACCACCTTGCATTTATAGATATAGGTCTTTTAAGCATTCGAAATATAAATCTACGAAGCAGGATATTTAAACAAATTCACGAATAACTGGGATGAGCATATTGTGAAGTTCGTTAAGGGATTTCATCAGAGATAACGCAAAACTTATTAATAAATTTAATACTGAAGGGAAGCATTATGAAAAAAGTAATGATAATATTATTTTTCTTGGTTCTTATTGGTTGTTCTCATAATGAAAGAAGTAAAGTTTCTACAAACAACTCAATAAATACAAACAAAAATGAAACAAAAGGGATAGAGACAACCGTTAAAATAAAGGCAGAATCAAGCGAAGCCCCTGGAACTAGCGATGAATCAGAAATTAATAATCAGATTAGCTCTGACGCAAATCCCAGCAACTCTAATATCACCTCAGAAAACCAGTCTATTTCGAGTGAAGACGAAGCAATAAAATTAGTGAGTTCCAAGTTAAATCAAGAGCAATTAAGGATTTCGTCTATAAATATAGTTGGAACTGATGATGAAGGGAATTACATAGTTAAACAATCTAGTAAAGCTACAACTGAAGTCATGGAGTGGTACCATGTGAATCTAGTTACTCAAGAGATTAGTTGCGAGATACTTGGAGACACCTGTCTTGATGACTACACTCCCCTGGTTGCAGATGATATAAACGAACTTTCCCTAGAACAGCAACAGGCTTTGGAACTTGCTAAATCATTTGCAGCCGATAATTTAGTTCAACACGGCTACGTCGATAAACTTACATATGTTGAGTTTTCTCAAATGGAAAATGAAAATTTTGTTTTTCAGATTTATAATCCAGGATCTGGGGGGACAGATACAATTGATTGGTTAACTGTGGATCTAGACCAAGGTTCTGTTGTTTCAAAATTTAACTTAGGCAAATAAAGATCTATATCATTTTCTTAGAACTCTCTTGGCTTCTTCTTCGGCGACCATGCCGGCCGCAAGACAGAAATAATACTGCCGCTGTTTATCTACCTCATACGGAAGGATCTCAGCTGGCAGCCGCTTCTGGTTTATCCAAAAGGATGCTATCCAGCTTGCTTCTCCGTCTTGCTTGATGAGTTTTTTGCTTCTTTCAACAACGCATCCTTTGTCTCCTGGAACTTGGTCACTGCTTTGCTCAACTCAGCATAATCAGCAGGGTTGTCCAGGATGCGCGGCGGCAGCTCATACTTATTGATGCAGTTGAAAGCCAGCAGCAAATCCTTGTTGTTCCAATCGAATTCGTGCTCCGTCGCCTTGACGATCATCACATCGATTTCGTTGAAGGATTCTTTCGGATCGCCGTTCTCTTCATAAGCCAGCTCATAGGCACGGCGTACCTCGATGGTAGTCAGGCGGCGTACTGACCATTCCTCTCCGTCTGCTGGTACAGTAATGGTATCATCGTTCCGACCTGTTTTGCCCTTGGAAAGATATTTTTCTAATTTATCACTCATGCAAAAAACCTCCAGTATTTTTGTATTAGAATGCAAAAAAGTCGCTGGCGCTTCCCTGCCAACGACTCCTTTACTATTTTCGTTTAAAGCTCTTGGCCCATTGGAAAGTCATTTCTTGAAAACTCACCTGTTTACGCCAAGTCTTGTGGGTGGTTTCCCACTCATTAACTGCCTGTTTGTACGGTGTGTAGAACCGCCAATCACTGATATCCCAAGAAGAAAAAATCTTTCTATAGGATTTTCCAAATGAAATGTCATGAGGATATCTTCGTACGGCCTTGCTTGCCTGCCGTTTGATCCAACGACTTGCCTGATCTTTACATACGGGTGTCTTCTTAATGCTTCTACTCAAATCAGCTCTAACCTCCTTCAGGGAAGCTAGAGTCCGTCCAGTAATTTCATTGATTCACCCCTTATTTTTCCATGATCAAATGATAAACCGATTAAATCACTGAAGCAACCATCTTTATGCCATATAAGCTGGGAACTGCTCTATGAAATCAAAGTCATTAGCAGTACCAGACAATGTAATGTCGATACCGTTGTTCTCATCAATCTTGGCAACGAGCAGATCCATTTCATCATGGATATGCACACCGCTGATCATCACCCGCTCCACATTCCCGCTTTGCATATCTTCGAGGGAACCGGTGATCCGGTCCAAGAACATAGTCTTGCCCGCCTTGAAGTCGGCCAGAAGGCGATAACGAAGGGCCGACTCCAGCTTCGACATAACCAGTTTGACCGTAATTTCATACCCCACAATCTGCTTTGTCTTGGACATCTTCCGCGCACGGATAATGTCCAGCGTCTCCGGCTTCAGGATAACTTCTACTTCTTTTATGGTCTGAATTGAATCCCCGTTATCATCCTGCACAGATAAATTACGGCCAATCAGCTCGCGTTCCATGGATTACGCCACCTCCCAATCAATATTAAAGATTTCAATCGCATCGAGCGGCTTTGCCGACAGGGAAAAGTATGCGTAATCTGCGTCGCTCACCTTTGTCGGGTGCTCGGTAAAGGTGAATTCATCACCGATGGCCTTCTGCTGCGCCCGCACCTTCAGATAGCTGACGACCGCAGCGATGAACAGCCCTCGGCCGTCCTTGTCATTGTCCAGCTTGGCCTTATTGGCTTTACCGGCAGCGTAGATGTCGTTCAAGATCTGGTCGATTGTCATCGACACGCGGATCTTCCCGAAGTCCTCCCGCTCCCCAGCTCCCAGCGTGGTCAGCGTATTGACGGCAGACTCGATAATGTAGTCGTAACCGTCTCGCGTGGCCATCAGGGTTCCTTCGGACAAACCCTTCAATACCTCCGAATGGCTCCAGTCCACCTTAGCCTGTGTCATTGGCACCTTAACACCTGTAAAGGACCGATTCGCCGGCGTGCCCGCGACCAACCCAGCCACCCACGCAGCCCACCGAAGAGAGTCATAGGTCTTACCGTTGGTATGTTCACCGGCCAGAGAGCAATTAATAATAAAGCGGGCATTTGCAGCACGGCTGCGGGTATTATGGATCTCGATGTCGTCGTCTGCAGAAGCGGCACCAGCAATAACTAGTTGTGCCAGCTTGCGCGCCTTGGTCCGGCGATCCAGCAGCCACTGCTTGGCCGCTGCCTGGACAGCAGCTTCCGCAGAAGGAAGATACACAACGTCAAAAACCAGACCGTCAATCCGGTTAAAGACGCCGCTCCAGTTTGCTGCAGTAATGGCTGCGGTACCGGTGACTCCACCGTTCAGCTTCGTGTAGGCCACATCTGCCCAAGCCGTTGAACCAGTGCTTTTAAACCGGACCATATTGGATTTCTTCAGTTGCTCAACGGCTTCGGACTTGTCGGCTACAAGAAATGTCTCGGTGTCAAAGATGCCTTTGGTGTCCCGGATGACAATTTCCTTCTTACTGGAATCTACCAGGGCAGCACGAATCATATACTCAAAGTCGTTCCCACGCGTACCCGGATACCGGGCTTCAATAGTGTAACTGCCATCCACCGCTGCAGCAGCGACCTTCTCGCTACCGTTAGTCACCCGGTAACCGATTACTGTCGCGCCACTCTCAGCCGCCAGCTCCAGCTCATCTACCTGCAGTCCGCTTTCCTTGAACCGCTCCGGCTGATCCGCCATATCCACGGCTTTATTCGGCAGGCCCCACTCCGCTTGGTACGGCACCAGCACGCGGCCAGATACCGACAGAACGCGCGACTTCGCAATCGCCTGCAGCTCAACATATGCGCCCGGTCTACTCCGTTGTATCGACATTCACTGTTTCCTCCTTTGTTGTCAGGCTCAAATAGGCCTCCACTTTACGAGTGACTTCTTGCTGGGAGAGCAGGGCATCATCCCAGCAATCAAAAAGAGCGCCGGCAATCTCAAAGCGCTCCCGCTTCAAGACCACTGCGCTCTCAATCCATTCTTGCTTGCTCCGCTTGTTCAAATCCTCAGACGATGTGGAGACCGACTTTGGCAGCTGCTGCCGCGGCCCCCGGCCGGTATTGTTATTGCTCACGATTCATGCTCCTTTCCATCATACTCAGTATAAAAGATGTTAATTTTTTCGGCGGCCGGCTTGGGAATATTCAACAAGTACGAATATCTGAAGGTAACCTCCATCCGGTCATTCAGCAGCCGCGTGCGCGGAGCCTCAATCACCAGCATAATCCCAAAGCGCTGCGAGACCACGCAGAACCGCTGCTGACGAAGGTACAGGAAGAAGGGAGATAAGTCCAAGGGGACCGGCTCTCCTGCGTCCTCATCCCCGCTACGATCGATGTCATAGTGAAAGACCAGGCCCACATCCTCTATGATCCGGTCTGCCCGCGGGGTGTGCGCCTTATCAGAGACAAGGTCCGTCTCGATGAACACACTCGGACGATCAAACTGCCCAGCCAGCCAAAGGGAACGGTCCCGAAGAATAGGCAGCTCCGGATATATCCGCTGCACGAGTTCTGCCCAAGCTTTCAACCCAACATCCATCATGACAGCATCCTCCCCAGCTCCTTCTCCAGTCGCTTCATGATCAGCGCGTTCATCCCGCCCTCCAACTCCTTCACTGCAATGTCAAAGTAATGCCGACCGATGAATGAACGTGGCTTGGCCATAAATCCACCCTTCGCTCCTGGGTCATAAACGAATGTGCCGTTCGTTGCCCAATACCCCGGAACGAAATGGGCTTTGTGGATGGTGTAACCGTCATTCAGCAGCCGAGGATACCCGCGCTTGCCAGGGTCACTGCTGCTTGTACCCAGATTAGACCCGACCTCCAGCGTGATACTGTTCCGGTCTACGTCCCACTCCCATACATTGCCGTCTTCACCGCGGGTAAAGGAGTTCCACATGGTCCCGGTGTCGATAAGGTCCTGCTTGTCGATTTCATCGATAATAAGGTTCAGCAGCGTTTCGCCAACGGCTTCCGCGATATTCCGGAGGATTTGATTCACACCTTCGTCACTCAGCCGTTTGAACTTCTTGGCCAAGCCGTCAAAATCATGCATGTTCACTACCTTTCACCTCGCAAGTCACCAGCAGTTCACGCCAGTAACGACGTGGGTTAGAGTCAATTACAAGATACCTGCGTCCGAACAGTAACACTTCGTCGCTGATTCGGACATCCGCTGTTTTCGGAACCCCGATTGTCTTCTTTACAATGTAAAGGACAGGTGTGGTTTCTGACTTAGCATCCGTCTGCGTCTTCACAACAAAACACTTCAGATCCGCGACCTTCCCCGCCTTCCGATCACTGAAAAGGTTGTCCGCATCCTGCTGGCGGCCAACCCGGTAAACCGCCAGCGGGGTATTCATGCGATGATTCATAACAAATAAGCCTTGATGTTCCCGTCATCCGGCCCGGACTGCTGCTTTTTGACCCAGAGAAAGAGAATAGAGTCCACATCGGCATTCCCTGTGGTCTTCCCCTCTATCGCCTGCCGTGTATATGTCCAGGCGCCGTCACTCTCTGCTGAATAGCCACGGGCGACCGAAGCCAGGTACTCCTCACTGTCCTGCAGGGCCAGGGACTCGGCCAGCTTCACCCAAGCGAGCATGAGCTGCTTGTCTACCAAGATAGGAAAGGGTACAGGCAGATACAGTTCAATCCGGGTCTGAGCATCATCGATATACTGCCCGAGCTGAGCTTCTGTCGCCTCCTGTACGGCGCTGACGCGGCTGCGTTCCTTAAGGAGTGTCGTTGTCAGCATCCGGCACACCGCCGCCTTCCAGCGCCTTCAGGGCGGCGATCAGCTCCGGCTTCTTCATATCAACAAAACCTTCAATGCTTGCCTTCTTCGCCTTGTCCTTCAGCTGGGAAACAGTCAGATCTTCCAATGGGATAATCTTATCCTCGTGGATTTCAAAATCTGAGTTCTCCCGCAAGTGCTTCAGCGCACCCTCATCCTCCACCAGTACCGGCTTAGCCGGCTCAAACCTGATACTGTGCAGCCGGAGGGAGGCATTACTTCCCCGGTAGGTTACGTACGGCATCAGAATTCCACCCCTTCCACATAGGCCAGAGCTTGCGGCTCTTCAAAGATGGCATCGAAATCGGAATGAATCGCGTAGAAGCGCTTGTCAGTCCAGATTGCCTCCTTGCCTTCCGTCGTCTTTCTAATTTGCATATCATATGTGTGAACCATTGCAAAGTTCGGTTGATAGGTAAAGAGAATGGCACCCTCTGGCATGCTCCAAACCTCTTCAACGTCGTAAGCGTTGATCTTCTTCACACCACCCATGATCTGCAGTTGAATGGATGCGCTGGTGTCTTTCTCGGCCAGCATCTCCAGACGTTCGCTGAAGGTGTTCGGGTGCATGAAATATTTGAACACGCCGCCGGCTCTGTACCGAGTTGGGATCGCTCGCTCCACCTCAAACAAAACCCCAGTCTTCTCTTTGGCCGAAAGTGTACTCCAATCCAGATAATGCCCCGTTGTTCTGGCCAGCTTCAGCCAGCCGTCATTGATCGTCAGGAATTCATAATCTGGGTCTGTGTTAGGTGTATTCGTATCCCCGTTAAAGCCAATGTCCTGCATATTCTCGCCGTAATTGTTGGCCATGTTCCGCATGATGATATCTTCCGCATTTTGACCGCGGACCCGCTGCGTCTGGCGGATAAACTCTTCAGTGATGTCGAAAGGCAGCACTACCGGTTCCACCGAATATGGAATCTGCGGAAAGGTCAATCCTGGAGTATTAGTCGCCATGATGTTCTCTTTTTTACTGCGCATGTTCCGGCCACGCACACCAACCTTGTCGATGGTGCCTTTAGAGCTCTTCCGGTTCTCATGACGGATTCCTTTCAGGAAGCTATTCGCCTCATACGCCATGTCGGTGAAGGCTTCGACTTCCTCATAGTTCAAGGCGTTCTGGTCCATCGTGGTTACAATGGTCGATTTCTGGATGCTGGATCTGGTGATAATACCGTTTGTTTTCATAGTATGCATTCCTCCTTCGATTACAGGAAACGTCCGAAACTAACGGCGCCTTCTGATTTGCTGATTTCTTCTTCGTCACCTTGCGCGGACGCACCGCGGCTGTTTTTCACCAGTTGCACATCTGCTGCCAGTGTCTGCATCTGCTCAGTCAGCGGCGCCAGGGCTTTGGCAATGGCATCCGTGATTGCAGTCTCTTCTGCGGTCGCAGCCGTATCAGTAGAACCTGCAGGCTTCTCACCTTCGACACCTTCCTCTTTCTTCAGCTCTGCAATCTCTGCCGTCAGGCCTTCCACCTGCTTTGCGATCGGGGCCATTGCGGCCGTAACTGCCTTGGCAATATCTTCAGCTTTCAAATCTTCTTCCTCCTCGGGCTCCTCTGGTACGGGAGCTGTCTTATTTTTCAATTCAGTCAACGCTGCAATAGCATCGTCGACGTGTTTCAGGTTCCCAGCGGAAATCTTCTTCCCGGCCTTGGAAATCTGCGCCGGCGGCGTGCCGATGGCCTTGATGATGTCTTCCTTAGTCAGCACATCTTCAGCAATATCAACAAAGTCCTGAAGGGCTTCCCGGATAGTCTCCGGATCGGTTTCCATGCCACTCTGCCAGGTGTCCCAATTAAAAAGAACCGAGTTGAGGGCATCCTGTGCCGCCCAAAATTCTCGGTTCTTCCGGTTCTTATGGTATTTGTCTGCGACGGCCCCCTTTTCAATCAGACTCAGGCCCAGCGCTTTGGCTATCCGGCTCAAAATCCCCTTGGATACCTCCTCTTCCTCCTCGATCTCTTCCCGCTTCCCAACACCCCACATGCTAAATCCGGTGATCTCGCCTTCCTTGATGGCCTCCCAGGTGTCGTCATCCGTCACTTTCACGGCTGCCACCCAGGAGCCCTTCGCGATCTGCTGCTCTCCAAGCGTCATGTCGCAAGGAGCAATGTACGACTCAATGACAAATCCTTTGTCTGCTTCGAGATCATGCTGCTTATCGATATTGTAGGTGTGCTGCTTCTCCATGAAGAGGTGAGCTGCCTTCTCGATCTCGACTTCATCCATTTGGTCATCGTGAGCATCGGCCACATCCGGCTGGTACACCACGCCTTTGACAATGCGCTTGTCATCGTCAATTTTGGCAATCTGGACCTGTTTGTGAATGGCGTTCTTCCCGGAGTCCTTGATAATGGCAAACGGAACGCCGTTGGCTCCCTTGTCTACCAAGGAGATGTGCGTAATCTTGGCGTCTTTCAGTTTAAAGGTCATATTCTGTTCTCACCTCCTTCCAATAAAAAAAGCCGCGTTAGCGACTTAACTTAATTAATATTTCATCCTCCTCTTCCTTTTCGCATTGTTCATCTACTTTGTAACTATTAGTTGCAACCCATCCATACCCGCTATGATTCCGATAAATATCTTTTACGATGATTCTTTTAAATTGTTGTTCTTCTCTAGGAAGAATACATAATGGTCCAAACTTCATTTGTAAATGTACAGTAGATACTCGATCTTCAATCACCTCTACACTGTTCCTTAAGGTTACTTCACTAACATTCAGCAAATTTATAGCGTCCTTTATTTTAAGGTATCTGCTCTGCTCAAACTTGAATGGCCCATATATATGGCTAACCTCTCTACGCGATAAACTATATTTTTTATTTGAAGTAAAAACTTTAATTGATCCTCCCTCTTTAATCAACCAATCTTTTACTCTGAGTGGGGACCCACATAGTTCGAGACTATCTCCATGCTCTAGAAAAATGAAGCAAGGCAATAACCACTTTCCCTTTGGAAACCCCAGATATCCTTTGGGATTTTTCCTTATTCCAACCCCCAAAAAATGCATTTCTTTTTTTAATAGTTCTAATCTCTCCATCCATATTCCTCCAACTCACTATGATACTGAAGATCATAATGCTTTTGGACAGAAAAGCCTAGTTGAAATCATTAAAATCTCATGTTAAGTTAACACAGATTGCATCGTGCAGCGGCAACGGATGATCTCCTCAGCGCGTCCAGACGGATCTCCCGGAAACATCAGCTTGCTCTTACCGACTTCAAAAGGCTTATCCAGCGGTTGCACCTGGCCGTTCGCCTTCCGGTGCGTCTTACGGGTGCGGTCCCCCTTGGAAGATCTCCACTTCTTCCCGGATACCACCTCCGACTGCTTCCAACCCTCCAGCTTACCGCCGTTGGCAGCAGCCGTGCTCATCGTCCGGGAAACGGTAATAGCCCGCTCCATGTTGAATGGGCCGGCATCACCTTTGGCAGCCGCAGCACTGACCTCTCGTACCAGCAGCGCCCGCTCGGATGGTGTCTTCCCCTCCTTGATGGATTTTTGGAAGGCCCGAGTCATGACATCTGCAGTGGTGCCGTTCATATCTGGAACAAGCTTCTGCAGCTTCTTGGCGAACCGAGATGCGGCCTTGTTCTTTGTAGACCAGGTCTTATCGGTGTTCAGCACCGTCAGCTCCGACTCGCCAGCCAAGTGATACAGTGGTGTGAAAGCATCGTATACCGCCTGCTCGAACTGGACAGTGAACAAATCACCGGACTGTACGGACTGTAGAACCTTGCCCAGCTCTCCGATATCAATCAGCAGCTCCTCGCTCAGCTCCTCCATAGCATCATGCAGGGCCTTCCCCTGCAACTCAAGGATCTCGACTATCCGGGTTTCACCCTGCTTGTACAACTCCTCCAGTACGGCCCGCTCGGCATGGGTCAGTTCCAGGCTGTCCAGAAACTCAGTGTCGTCCGCTTTTGCGATGAGTTCCCAGCAATCCTTACACATGGCCGGTTACCTCATCATGACTCTGCCGCAGCAGACGTTTGGCAATGGTAGCCACACGTTCCTGTAGATCGTTCACATCGGAGTCAGGTTCAGGCACGGTTATAGCCGGCTGACTGTTCAATAGCTGTGCTATTGGTGTGTCGAGGTATTCCGCACTGTACTTGGATTCATCAATGGTGGTATCCAGCACTTCCTCGGCGATTGGAATCAAATCCCGGACCAGCATAATGCCGTTGTCTGCGATAAATTCCAGCAGCGCCTTCCGGTCCTCCGGATCGATAATCCGCGGTCCTCGCAGGGTCGCCCGCACTCGGAAGATACCCATGGCCGGAAATAACCGTTTGTTGAAAATCTCATCCATAATCCACTTGCGGTATGGCTCAAAGACCTGCTCCTCTGCAAAGCGCAGCGCGGCCTGAGCCGTAGCGCGGTTGTAGTCAGAGCTCTGGCCAACCAGAATCGGCGGCAACCGGAACGCGGAGAGGATATCGGCTTTCTTGTCCTTCCCGTATTCCAGGAACAAAGCATCCTGCTGGAGCAGATCATTCAGCTTGTCCAGCTTGATGGTCACCTTCTCGACCTTCTCGTCCAGTGGCCCGCCGGTCTCCTCCCCTATCGCTTCCAGGTAGAGAATGCCGCCTTGTGACTGAGCCCCCTTAACATTCCGCAGGAGCTCCATGGATTGTTTAGTCAGCCGGCCATTGGTCACTGTGAGAAGCATGGACAGCATGCGGCCATTGCTGAAGTAGGAAACGTTGAGCTCCTCGGCCTCTCGGCTGCCGACGACGCCTGGCGCATTCCCAAACCAGCGGGGTTCACCATATGGACCGTCATTGCCCAGCTTCAGGGGGATAATCTGATTACCTTGACCCTCCGTTCCGAACGACCTGAACCACACCACCGACTGCCCGCGCTTCATTGCATACTTACGAGCGTAAATATCCTGCGAGAACTCCTCAACCTTCTTCGATGACCGGATCAGGCGCTTCCGCTTGATGGTCACCTTATCCGTCTCCCGGGTACAACGAACGAATTTCGGATTGATCCGGTACAGTGTAGGGAACTCGCTGCCAGCAGGCCAGGCGACCTCCACATTTGCATTCCCACTGCTCTCAATATCCTCAATGAGAGAGCTGATGATCTCATCCGGCGTATCCTCCAGGTTGCAGGTCTCCAGAAACTTGTCAGCCTTGTTCCACTCTTCCAGTGCTGTCTCATCGCTCTCTCCTGGAAGGTACTCCAGCGCAATGCCATAACCGGCAATGTTCCGTTTGTAAGCCTCGATACACTGCGGGATGATGTTGCTATTTTTCACCAACAGCTTGCAGGAAGCAGGATCATTGCCAATAGGGAATGGCAGCAGCCCATGCGCATCATAGAGGTTTTCAAAGCTATCTGGCAGCTGCGCGCTGGAAGGGATATGCCGGTCTTCTACTTTTGATATCTGGAACCACTGTGCTTCACCGCTCATGCTTTACACCCACCCCACACCATGATCTGATCGCTCCTCTCTGTCCTTTTTCCGCTGCTTCACACGCTGCAGCAGATAATCCGTATGGATTCCATACCGGCGCGCATCACAGGTATGGTCATTTTGCTTAATGGGCTTGTCCTCGCCACGCTCGGCGGCTTTTTCATCCCACACGTAAGACACCAACTCCTGAAGGGAATTGGTGTTATCAGCACAGATATACAATTCATTGCGCTGGAACCGGTTGGACACGGTCTGAATGCCATCCAACACCGTATTCACAGCAGCCCGGATGTTGGCAATGCCCCGCTTCTGCAGCTCAATAATAAAAGCCTTTGCTGACGGGTCGATGAAGATTGCATACTCATCGCCGTCAAGAAAGGCTTCCAGATCATCCGCATATTCACCATTCGTTTTCTCACCCTTACGTCGGATGTTGTGATAATACTCATCCAGCTCATAATAGATGTTCCCGCGGACTCCATATTTCAGGAACGCTGTCGGGTTATTGGCCCCGTAGTCGATACAAAGGAACTTGCGGTCATACTTAGCCGGGAACCAGTCTCGTGGCTTCTTATGGACCGCGTCATTGAACTTCGAGAAGATAACCCCTTCAGCCATGACCCACAGGCCCAGGATGTACCGCTGATAGAAAATCCCGCTGTACATGCGCCGGTACCGCTCGCGCACCCGCTCGGAGAGAGACAGGTTGTCCTCCATTGTGAAGTGCAAGTGCAGCGCATGCTTCTTCTGCAACTGATCGAGCCACTCCATCTTGAACCAATGATACGGGCCAGCGGGGTTGCAGTTAAACCACAGTTTCGCACCATCAACGGAACAACGAGCAGTCGCCTGGTCAACGAAGGACTTCGGCATCAGGGCCACTTCATCGAAGAACATTCCCGCCAGCGTAATCCCCGCAATCAGATCCTGCGAGCTTTCATCTCGGCCGCCAAATAAGAAAAACCGGTTGCTGATCAGCCCCCGGGTAACGGTCAGTACATTTTCAGATCGATTGTCATGCACGTGATACCCACGGCTGGTCAGCATGCGCTTTAGCGGACCGATTACGTTACGTCTCAGCGCGCCGATGGTCTTACCAGACATACCGAATTGTTCACTCCGAAAGGTGTCCATCGCCCAAGCAATAAAAGAGAACGACATGCAGACGGTCTTGCCAGCCCGGACCGAACCGTCACAGATGATTGCATCCTTATCATGGTGCGGGCTATCGGGCGTCCACCAGGTCAGAACCTTCAGCTGCTTCTGCGAAAAGGGAGACCACTTGAACGCGGGCGGCTTGAGTTTAAGCTTCCCCATCGTCGCTCCACACTCCCGCCGCCATACCCTTCAGCGCATCAATGAAGCCATCATCCTCGAAGTCTTCCTTACCGCCACCACCGCGCAGCATCTGCAGCTCATACTCCATGGTTTCAATGCGGATACGCTTCTCATCATCGGTCAGTCGGTTCTTAAGCTCAATGGCCCGGATTTTCTTATCCTGAATACGAGTTAGGGCTTCCTCAAGCTTCACAATGTCATCCAACTTGCGGAAGCCTTTCTCCTCGATCTTGGATTCCATCATCTCATTACGGGCATGTGGGATCTTCTTCGTGATGCCGGTCTTCTCATCATGGATTGTCGCCACTTCCTTGATAGCCTTCAGCTCATAAAAGACGTTGCGCTCAGTTTCAGAGAGTCCATCCATCAGGGCTTTGATCCGCTGCATCATACGGCGCTCCCGGATCGTCAGGAGGTACAGAGATTCATTCGCCTGGATGATCGGATCAGTGTCCACCTGATCGATGAGCTGCTGCTCGGTTTCGGTCAGAGTATCGAGCCAGATGGTTTCGTGCTCACCGGTGGTGACCGCCTTCTTGTTACCGGGTGGCCCGCCGGCCCCGCCGCTGTTGCCCCTGGCATTTTGATTACCCGGAGGAGCGCCGCCGCGGTTACCGACTGCGTTTTCGTTCCCTTTGGGAGCGCCGCGATTAGTAACGTTACCTTTAGCTTCATTAGTAACGTTACTATTCAGGTCAGCAACCCACTTGTCCTGGGACTTCCACTTTCGGACCTGTGTTTCACCTATAGAAAGAGCAGAGGCGATGTCCTTAAGCTTCATCATCCCGCCGCTCTCCAGCCACATTTGCTTTGCCTTGTCCCGCTCGGGACTTCGCTCTCTGGCCATTCATAAATTCACCACCTCCCAAAGAAAATCAATGTATAGAACCTACTTTTATTGGGTACAATAAGATTGTTCCACAATAACTAAATCAGGAGGTAGACCACCATGAAAGAGACTTATATTTCCTTTGGAATTTGGGGAATTTGGGTAACAATCATGTTGGTCAGACCTTAGTGTCTGACCGGTTAGGAAAGGGGGTGATCTCCCCTACCTAACCGGTTAATAAATAAATATAAATAAAAGATCGATTTCTAACAAAAAAGAGCCGCTAAATGGCTCTTTTTTTATATTTATTCATTAAATCTCATCCTTCTGCAGCTCAATATCTATCTCAATCAGCTTCCGTAGATCATCAACCGTCTTAAATTCAATCCGGCCATCCTGGAAGTCCTTGACCCACTTGGCTATGCCAGCCTTAACAATCTTCCGGTACTGCGCCTTGCTTTCGAGGATACCGGCCATGATTTCAAGCTCATGTTGCAATAAAAGTTCATCTTTTGTTCCCATTGCGTTCCCCTCGGCTTCCGTGTATATTTGGAAACGAGACAGCGGATGTCTGGAAATGCCACGCGTGGCGCGCCGCTGTCTCAGCCGGGGGATACCCTGGGTGACGGGGAGGACGTTCGCGCGTCCTCCTTTACTTTTGGGCAAAGAAACACCGCTCCTTGGTCAAAGGAACGGTTTATTTTATTCTTGATTTAGTTGAATGGAGTCAATTATCTCTTAGTCCATGATTTCCAAAGGAACGCAATCGAAAAAACTATACTAGGAATTATCCACTTTGAACTACGATCAGAAGTAATTATCGTTTCCATAACACTTATACTTAAACAAAGAAGAATGGCCGAACTTAACCACCATCTGATATTTAGGGAAGATCTGGAGAACACTTGTTCATGCATCGGGTTTACTACAAATCCTAGAATATATACACTGAAAGATAAGCAAATAAGAATCCAGGATAACAATGAAGACCCTCCAGTAACATCCATTATATAAGCAGTATATCATTTATCTATATTGTTACCTGGCATATTTTGCTACTGGATCAGTGTATTAAAGTAATATTGGTTGTATCCCAGTCAATTCTAGGAATCTCCGCTTGATCACATCACAAAAAACCGGGTCCAGCTCCATTGTCCTACAGGAGCGGTCAAGCTGCTCACAGGTCATCATGGTGGAGCCGCTGCCCCCGAATAGGTCGACCACTGTATCCCCACCCTGACTACTGTTCTGGATAGGGATAGCCAACAACTCCAACGGTTTCTGAGTCGGATGTAGGTACTTCGAAACATCCCCTCGGGAGACATCCCAAATAGTAGTTTGAGTCCGATCACCATACCACGCAGGCGCCTTTCCTTTTATATGGGCATAAAACACCGGCTCATGCTGAAATCTATACTGCGACCATCCGAAACTCGCAGAATTCTTCACCCAGATACATTGCGATCTACGCACAATATCAGCTGCATTCATCGCATTCTCGAAATCTCTTTGATAGAATGCCGGGTGGAATATATAAATTGCTGCGGTTGGTTCCATCACCGTCATATAGTTCTGGAAAACAGCATGCAAAAAGCCCGCAAACTCCTCTGCGGGCATGTCGTCGTTCATTATTGAGCTGGTTCCGGCTTCAGCCAGGCGAGCTGAATCGCTCTCTACTGCGACATTGTAAGGAGGGTCCGTCACTACCAGATCCGCCTTGACTCCGGCCATTAGCCTGGAAACATCCTCAGCATTCGTAGCATCGCCACACATAAGAATATGCCGGCCAAGCTGCCATACATCACCTCGACGCGTTTCAGGCTCTTCGATCCGATCAAGTGCTCCCTGAACGTCGAAGTCATCTTCAACAACTGACTGATCCATCTCAATATCTGGGATGTCTATAAACTCAGCTATCAGTTCACCGATCTCTTCTGACTCAAAACCGGACAGCGCCAGATCTGCCCCGCCTTCCTGTAGCTCATTCAGCAGTTGCGCCAAAGCTTCATCATCCCAGTGGCCAGACACTTTGTTCAGCGCCAGATTCAGCAGTCGCTCCCGCTCTAGATCAAGGTTGACTACAGAAACGGCCAGCTCCTTACAGCCCTGCTCATTGACCAACACCTTGTACCGCTGATGGCCACCGACCATATTGCCGGTCTGCTCATTCCAAACGATCGGGTCAACGTACCCGAATTCGTCCAGGCTGCGGCGAAGCTTCTCATACTCCGGATCTCCAGGCTGAAGGTCAACGCGGGGGTTATAGACGGCTGCGTTAAGCTGGTCAATCGATATGATTCTGATGTCCATGTTAATTCCCCTTTCAAAAAGAAAAAGCACCCAAAGGTGCAAGATATTATCGTCTATAATATCTTAAAATGCCATTCATTTCGTGATCATCAATCATAATGCCATAACGATAATGTAACTCTCTATTGATGTTCCCAATAGAAATTTTTGGGTTTTTAGTTACGAGTTCCTCTATAGTTCTCTCAATTTGTTGTTTCTTGGTTGGGAGACTCATCTCATCCGATGATAGTTCCTTATTGTTTACCGTTATACTAGCCTTTAAATCATTTGAAAACTTATTTAGTTGCTCATTTATATAGGGTATAATCTCATCTTCTTTTTTACCTATAGGAGTCATTTCAATTACAATTGATTCCCTAATTTGATTAATTCCTTCATCAATGCCGGTTACAATCCTCTGATTAATCGCATTTATATCGATACTACTGACCTTGTTATCCAGTTGGCCAATCTTTTCTTTCATCTCACCTAAAATCATATTCATGTCTTCTTTAACTCTGTCTGATTTCGTTACTTCTCTTACTGAGATATAAATTGCTACTGCTGCAAGTGCAATGGAAACAAAAGTTGATATGTAAGAAATAAAACTCATGAACTCAATGTGATTTACATACAAACTGCACCCTAGTAACAAAATACAAGTAAGGGTCCATAACCAATCGCGGTGCCTCCAATTCAAGTCAATACCCCCTCCTATATTTTTGACGGGAGGAATCTTCTCCTCCTGGATCTTTTCCCAGTATCCGACATATCCTGACACTGGTCAAGTAAGATATTGTAGAAGTAGTAGCCCCCCTCTGCTTACTTCTACCGATCCGCTGAAAGCCTGCAGATAAAAAACAAAAGCCCGGATTGCTGCTCAGCAAATCGAGCATCGGCTGCAGCATGGGTGAGGCCTCCATTGAGTTGAGTTGGTTTTTCATCTTTGGGTAGGCTGAAACTTAGCAGGAGAAGGAGAGAACTTGCCCATCCTGCCCTTTTCTTCCCTTCACCACACAAACACACGTTCCTGAATACATGGTCTAAGAACGGCTCACAGAAGGTCATTTATAGGGATAAAAAAAGCACCCGAAGGTGCTAAAGGAACCCAATTGTATTATTGTTTGGATTCAAAGAACTTAAATTATCTAAAAGCTTAATATTTTCAAAAGGCGCCCATGTTTCTCTAATCTCCATTAGACTTGAGTGGATTGGCTGGACAAAAAATTCATTAATCACTTCTGCTTTTGTAGGAATTTCCGAAAAAGATAAATTCCTTTTCCAACCCATTCCATACTCATAAGCAATTTCGTTACTACTGTTCACAAAAACTCTCAACAGCGTTGCATGCTGATTTTCAATTTGCATAGTAAGTACAATACAACCGGAGATATAGCAGCTCACATTTTTATCAGACACAATCGCTTCAACTGGCTCTGTATTCTTGTAATCTTCAGAAATTTCTTCTGGTTCCTTTAACATCACCGCTCCATCAAGAAGGGATAAGCTATAACTATTACCATTAATTTTGAAGTTATATGATGATTTAAGTTTGTTGATATCCGGTTTTACAATAGACTCCGGAAATTCATTATTTAAAAGAAACAGTTGAGTATTGTAGACTTCACATAAATTTTGAAAAAAGTGTTTAGTTTTTTCAAAAGCATTTTTTCGTAATGAAAGGTATTGAAGATGCCTTTCTACGGTTTCATTAATCGACATATATAAACCTCCTTTTTCTATGCATTATTCGACGTTCAGGAAGGTTTTTCCTTCTGGCACTGCACTCTGCTACAAAACTGTGCTGTTCCTTCCCAACGCCCCCATATGCAACCTTTACATTTAGCCGGCTGCTTCGGCTGATCTTTTAACCGCTGTTGCTTTTGCTCCTTCTTCAAAATAATTCCCCCAATATAAAAAAGCCGCCCAATAATGAGCGACTTCGGAATATATATACAATTACGCCGTACATTGAGCAAGGCCAGATCAGTGGCGTCCGCTCCGCATCCGCAGCAAATGCGCTGCGCTCTTTGCTTAAAATCTTTACGGACTTTGTAACAAAGGAGGACAAGACCATTTTAATGATCTAACGAAATAAGAGTCAAAGCCACCAATATTGAATAACAGGCTTGAGTACATCAATTTATACGTCATGCTTTATATTGCTCACTATTTCAATTAAGCGCTCGTTTTAGCATTATTGACTTTTTTAGCAGCTACCGTCTTCTCTCTCATTTGGAGAAGCATTTCGATAAGCTCTTCTCGGCCAATAAGCCGCACGTTATTTGACTTTGCAAGCTTATAGGCTTGCTCAGTATAATCTCTATTCGTTACTACCCAAGCAGCTGAAGCGCCATAATGTGAAACGGCCCCTCTAACCTCCTGTACTGCCTTCAGACCGACATTCTTGCTGTACCGCTTAGCCTGGACAACAATCCGCTTCCCATCTTTTGATAATACCAGATCAGCACCGTAATCACCGGCTGCTTGTGTAACTTCAGCTTTATATCCTTGAGAACGGAAGAGGTGGCCAAGATATTGTTCAAACTGTACACCTTCCATTTTATCAATCTCAGCTATACCAGATTTCTTTAAGCGTTCAGCCCGCTTCTGCCCTATCACAATCATCAATACAATTACAACAGCCACACCGACAGCTGCTCCAACTATAGCACCTTGTAAGGTTTTGGTTAAATAGTATCCTCCGAGTGCTAATCCCATTGCTGCTAAGCCAGCCAATCCCTGAAAGAACTCTTCTTCCTGCTTTGCCTTGCTCTTTCTTCTTGCCACTTGAAACCCCTCCGTGAGTATGGTCGTATAGGTCTGTATTCGTCACAAAGGAAGGAATTTCCTCTTTTAATGTCGAACTTTAGTCCTACAAATAATGGAGGTGACTATTTTTATGGATAGAGTGAGCGAAGCTTTTAAGCCATTCATATTAAAGATGCTTTTTGGTGGTGCATCAATAGCCATGATCTTCAAGCTACTTCAAATGTTTTCATAGAAAAGCGAGAGGAGGTACGCCCCGGTTAAGTGCCGCAGGTGCAGCCGTGCGTGTCACTCTCGCCTGATTTCCACGAACCCATACTATCACGGAAAAACAATCATATGTTACTCAACTTTGAGTCAATATTCAATCAATCTTTGTCATTTTTTCTCGAAAATATTCACACACATTAATTACTAGGATTAGAGTATCCGATCTTTCTCAACAATTCTTCGCAGGAATTGGTATAATTATGAAGTGATTTTATTAAAAAAGATGAGGTGCATTTATGAGTTTTAACTATAACGATGTATTGAAGATTGCAAATATGAAAAGCGATAAAACCACAAAATATAATGAAACAGAAATTGTAGAAAAATATAGAAAGGGTGAAGTTCGAATTGTTACTGAACAAGCCCGATATCCTTTAGCAAATTTAAAGAATATTTTTGATTCATACAATTTAAACCCTGATTATCAACGACGAAGAGTCTGGGATAATAAACGAAAGTCAAGATTAATTGAAAGCTTTATAATTAATGTTCCAATACCACCAATTTTTCTTTATGAATACGATTTTTCCAGGTATGAAGTTATGGATGGACTTCAAAGGGTTACTTCAATATTAGAATTTTTTGATAATAAATTTGCTCTCGAAGGCTTAGATCTCTGGGGTGAATTAAATGAAAAATACTTTTCAGATTTACCCAATGAACTAAAGTTAGCTATTGAAAGAAGGTATTTATCAGCGATAATTCTGCTGAAAGAAACTGCTAATGATGAACAACAAGAGAAGTTAATGAAGCGTTTTGTTTTTGAGAGATTAAATACAGGTGGAATAGAGCTTTCCCCACAAGAAATAAGAAATGCAATGTATTCCTGTGATTTTAATGAAAGATTAATTAAGATGGCTGAATCAGAAATTTTCAGAACTCTTTGGGGCGAGCTTGAGAGTGAAAACTATAGTCGAATGGAAGATTGTGAATTGGTTCTTAGGTTTTTTGCCTACAAGAGCGCTTGCAAATATAATTTAGCGAAGAACACCTTTGCTATTTTAGATGTATATGCAGAGAAAGCTCGTGATTTCACAGAAGAGAATATTATTGTGTTGGAAAAACTTTTTAATAGCACATTGAATATAGTGAACTTTTTATTCGGGGAAACTGCGTTTAAATCTTCGGGAAGTTCTAAAAAGAGTGAAAAAATGATATATGATACGGTAATGTTAAGTTGTGCTGAGTTAATGGAAGAAGGTTTGGAGGCCAAATTATTGCAGTTAAATCCTACGACTATGATTACCGAAAAATTCAAATGTATCAGCAAAAATAGTGATGTGTTCAACGGAAAATATACATCAATACGTAATGTTAAAGAACGTGTGGCAATTCTAAAAAAGCTTTTACGAGGTAATACTAATGAGCTATAACGCCCTTTCTCAAGATATAGGGGAAATTTTAGAAATAATAAAAATTAATGGTAATATACTTGGAACGCTACATGGGAAAGATGCATCTTTATTTAAAAAGTCATCACATAAAAATTTAATTATTGAGATTTATACATTTTGGGAAAATTTCTCAAAAAAAATAGTGTTTAGTTATTTTGAAAATTACAAAAAAATTTTAGTTGATAAGAATTTTTTAGTGAATTACTTTCAACATGTTCAAGAGAAATCTTACACTCGCAAGCTTTTCTTGAATAGTATTGACGAGAATAAATTCAATATTACTCCAGAAAATTTATGCTATTCAAATAATTTGAACTTCAAAGAATTAAAATCGCTTTTCCAAAGAATTATGTTTAATGAGAATGAATTCGCCAAACACACCGAAAATCATAAGGAGTTAGAAACTGCATTAGAAGACCTTAAAAACAATCAAATTGTCCCTATATTTAAGGATATAAAAACTAGATATGAAGTCATAGAATATGTAGAAGCCTACTTGAATGTTTTAGTAGAGAATAGAAATATAGTTTCCCATCAATATCAACTTGTAGAGGTATATACATTAAAGCAATTTGAGTCCATATTGAATTTTATTAAAATAATGTCGTCATTAGTTTATGAATATTGTGAAAGTCAATTATTAATTAAGGCTATAGAAAAAGAAGAACTCGTATGTAAGCGGATATTTCCGCTTCGAGTTTATAAAGGTAACTCCAGAGGACAGACCGCTATAATAGCTATAAGAAATAGTTTTCATAAAATTATTACTAAAGATACAAAACTATATTGCTATGACAGAGCGAATAAAATTTTTAGAAAGGTCGAGATTATAAAGATATTTAAGTTTGAAAAAGAGCATTATGAAATTCTTCCATTAGAGACGTCCACATTAGAAGTTCAAACTGTTGCAACAATTAACAATAGGAATCATAATTTCATTATTTATGCATTAAATCCCAATACAGAAACCTATAGCTACGAACTTGTAGTATAAGAATTTTATAATAAGAAATCTATTCCCTTTTTGAGGGATAGATTTCTTATTATATACTCATCCAAAGACTAAACCTTATCTTTTTCAAAAAAACCAATTAGTTTCAGCGTATTAGCAACACTTTCTGTTCCTTCATTCAGCTTCCGTCGAATTGTGCTGTCACTCATACCATGTCGAAAAAACATCATGGTCTCTTTAAAAGAATGTCCTTCAATATACCTATGTTGAATAGCATTGCGCGCTTCTTTGTCCTGAATAAGACCAGTCGCCCTCCGAATAGACACGGTATAGAGTTGGTACTGCTCATATACCCAACGTTGTTTTTCTAGTAGAATAACAGCATTAGCAGACTTGTCAGCGTGCAGCTCATCTTGATCAATCCGTCGTGCGACTTCTCCATCAATTGCTACTTGTTGCATATCTTTCGTATACCTTTCGTAATCACTCATTAACAACAACATGCTTTTAAATTTACAGAGGAGAAACTTTGTCCGCTGGATCTCTGTCTCACTCGCTGTTGGAAAAAGCTCATCCTGCCCCCAAACCATAGCCATTCCCCTACTCCCCTTTATGCTATAATGTCAAGAGGATGGCTTAACTGAAGGACCCCCGCCCCGGCCAAGGATATGGGGGTCTTTGTATTATCGATTTGTATAGCCCGCAAGCTTTTCCCGCAGCTCCATGTTCTCCTGCAGCAGCCGCACATTTTCTTCACGCAATGCTTCATATGACTCGAGCGAATCACTTTCCTTCTGCCCCACCACCCGCAACGTCCTAACCTCAAAATCCGTCTTTTCCAGGTAACCTTTATTTACTAATTGCTTAACCAGCGAATGAGCCGTGGAACGAGACTTCAGCTGCAGGAGATCCGCGACTTCGGTAACTGAAGGAGCATAACCCTTCTGAGCGATAAAGCCTTTTATGAGTTGCAGCGTCTCGTCTTGCCGATTCGTAAGAGACTTCTTAATCACTTGATGCTCTCCTCCCGTAACTGCCGGCGTTTAAAATCAAATCCCATCCGCTCCAGCTTCCCACGTACACCTAAAGCGCTCTTTCCAAGAGCCTGAGCGATCGTTTCATAGCTATAGCCTTCTTGCGCCATTCGCAGCAGTATCTGTACGTCCTCTGCGGTGTATTTAATATGATTCTCAAGCCTAACCGGGCGCACCTTAACTCCGAGGTCATGGAGCCGCCGCTTCACAGCAGCCTCGGAACGATCAAACAACTTGGCAACTTCGGGATAGGTCATTCCTTTAGTTCCAAGCACCTGAACCAGTCGCTGATCTTCCTCGGGCGTCCAGTCAACCGCCTGATATGTCTTTTGGGACCGCATCAGGTCTGCTCTGCGTTTCACTTTCGCCCAAGCCGGCTCAGCGCCAAGTAGGTTCGGGTCCATCTTAGCCAGGTTAATCAGTTCTTTATGCTGCTCTGCCCACTTCCAGAAATCATCGTAGCCTACTACTAATACCCGAGCGCTACTGACGAATATCTTCCGCCTTGCCGGGAAGCCATACTGCGGAATCCAGTACCGAATGATCTGGTTATATGATTTATCAAGAGCAAGAGATAATTGATTCACTGTGATACCATCAAAATTCATGCGACAATCCTTAAGCCCCATTTTACTGGCCTTCAGCTTAATAGCTTCTATACTGCGGTCAAGCCGGATAGCAATAGATTTCAAACTTACTACTCCCCAACGGTCTTGCAAGTATTCCACTTCCTCATTTGTCCAGTTTCTTGCTCTACCCATTGCCTACACCCCCACAGACTTAAGCTCAGCACCCTCAGTCTCATCCATCGTAATCGTCGCCATGCCGTCCCAGGACTCCCGGATCTCCTTGGCCTTAGCTGTTACTGCAGCGGCCTGCTTCGGCTGCAGAATAATCCCCATCGCCTCTTCATAATGCTGCTGGGCCTTTGCATAGGCCCTGGAGTGGACGAAATTCATCCAATTCCAGAATTTCAGATTCGACATCGATTTTACTTTTTGAAATATGCGCCGGCGCTCCTGCTCATCCATCCGCCTGGTCTCCTTCCATAATATTGAATCTATTCTCCTGAATCTCCGTATTAGATTCGAGGTGATAAAATGACGTTTAGAAAAATGAAGCGTTGGGCTAAAATTGTATACTCATTATTATTTATTTTTGCAGTACTTGGACTTCTCTCTTTATTAGGTGTTTTAATATTTTTAGCCTTTTTTGATGAAAAAGTCCTTACAAACACCGTAATAATTAATCGAATTACTCTTGTGCTTGCTGGAATCTCGCTACCAGGGCTCGCCGTACAATTAATTTCTTTTTTAACTCTTAATGAGAAAAAGACCTACACAATGGAAGCAAACTGCCCAAATTGCAGGCAACTTGTAGATTTCAAACTTACTGAAGATTGAACGGATGGGATTTACTCCATCCGTTCTTTTGCCTTCAATCCCATAACGGGATCTCCTTAATCCGAACCCGCAGCCCCTGAAGGGAGAGCCCCTTCCTGCCAACGATGCAGTAATCCTCCCCGTTATGCTCAACCCTTGAGCTCACCCATCTGGCATCCTCTCCAGACTCCGTCAGCAAATACTCAATAGATTCACCACTGGTAAAGTAAGTCCCACCCTGCAGGCCGTACCGCCCATCTGAACGCTTTTGCAGAACCCCCTCTTTCAGGATTGGCGCCACCGTTCGACGGGTCAGACGACGAGCAGCATCGAGCTTGTCTTGAATCTGGTAGAACATCCCCCGGAGATACAAGTCATCCGGATTTTCACTGCTATATATTCCATCATTCTCAGCATCCTGAATAAGTTTCGATACCCGTTTCAGCTGCGGCTCCAAATTGACCAAAGCCGATTGAATTTTCTCCTTCATATAAGACCCTCCTGTAAGAGAAGAAGCAGCTTACGCTGCTCCCCCGTCACCCTTCATCATTTTCCGTTCAACCCGCTTCTTGTAGGCGCCCCATTTGGCCGACAGCACCGATGGGCTTACTTCCTTCTCCTGGGCGATCTCCTTCCAGGTCTTGTTGAGCTCCAGCCGCTCCTGCAGCAGCTCGGGGAAAAGAATCGGCGTGCCGTCAATCTCGATGTCGTCATAAACGGGCCGGTTGGTCAAAATGAACGATTCCAGGGCATCCTTGCTGACCTCTTCAGGAGCGTTAGTTCCTTCGGGGTTCTGCCCCTCGCCCTGGTTCTCTTCACCAGCATTCTCTCCAGCAGCAGATCCGCCTTTCTCAACTTCAGCGCCGTTGCCGCCACCTTCACCGTTCAGCCACTCTGGTTCCAGACTTTCGCCCTGGCCTTGATCCGCATGTTCATGCTCGTTCTCTGACCCTTCCTGCTGCTCTTCTGGCTGCCCTTCTGTATGATCGGCATCATTGCTCCCTCCTGCCTCAGAACCTTCACCTGAGGTGCCACCTTCGCCCTCTTGATCAAACAGAAGGACCTGGTTAGGGTCGCCATCTTCCCGCTGCTCAATATCAACGACAACGCCAGAAGCATCAGTGGTCACCCGGCGGCCGGTTACTTCCCGGTAGATCTCCCCATCCTCTTCACCGAAATCAAAGGCCGCCTGCGGATCTCCCATGAAGACATTAATCTTCTCGCCCTGATTACTGCTCAGGAACAGGAAATTCTCCTGCATGACTCTCAGCGGCAGCAGCAGCTTGATCTCTACCTCCGTGTCACCAACCTTAATCCCCTTCGCTACCGTTGCACTGAATTTCGCATAATCCTTAATCATTCTGATCCCATCCCCTCTGGTTTTATTGGAGTTGCTTAATTTTGACTTCAATCCGTGGCCTTGCGCTGTACCGCTTCTTCACAAACGCGTCCACAACCTGGCTATCGTCCTTCCAGATGATCCCCTTCAGCGCGTCCTTAACCCCTTTAAGGTAGTTGTCAGCATCCGGTTTGGTTGTTGGCAGGATCTCTCCGCGTTCAGCAGCCGCCGCTTTCTTCTGGCTGAAACTCTTAGGCGTAGAACGGTAGGCTGTGATGGCAATACCCAATGCTCCCTCCAGCAGAGCAGCCGGCGCATACTCCCGAGCAGCCAGCCGAACATAGTCTTTGTAGTCCCGTGACTTGGCCGGGTCGTACGCCCGGGGAAAGCCCCCCGCAGTGCTGAACTTCGGCCTACCTTGAGCGACTGGATTTCCGTAAACAGTAAACTGGATCATATGATATGCCTCCAGTTTCTGTGCTTTTTGACGTTTAGAATCAGTTTTTTTGATACTCCATAATGGTCAGCGATCTCTTGAAGAGTGCGGTTGTCTTTTCTAATGGATCTAACTTTCTGATCATTGAGTTTAACACCACCACCATTTTTCATGCCCCTTGCTTGCCTATTCTTGAACACCATGTCTATACTGTTTTGTTTGGGAGTTCCAATACTTAAATGCTTAGGATTAATGCAGTTTGGATTGTCGCATTTATGCATAACAAACAATCCATTTGAGATGACACCGTGTTCACATTCATAGATATACCTGCTCATTCGGTAAAATTTCCCCTTGCGAGTTATAACGGGATATCCTGCGGGGTCCGTTGTATGGCTCACGCAAATCCAACATCCCATTTCGTTTAGTTCATATCTGATCTTTCTTCCCCTTTGCAGTTGACATTTCTCTTCGTACACGAAGAACTTGCTCATTCAGTCTCCCTCCTCGTTGGTTCTGCGGCATCATCGATGTATCCAATACAAACACCGTCCCCGCCAGCTTTCCGCCGTCGTCCCATACGGTGAAGTAATTTCGCCGCTGGAAGAACGGATCAATCGGCTTGCGTGTGCTCTTTGTCATCCGGTACCGCCCCCCGTTTCCGCTTGCCGACCGCAAGCTCGAATTCTGTGATGCCTTCGTCGATCTCCCCGGATTCCAGCTCCGCGAACTCTTCCAGGAGATCCATGCGTTCTGCTGCTACACCAGTGGCGATATAATGCCGGCGTAGCCAGTTATACACGTGCCAGTAATTGCGCCCGCTCATTACACACCCTTTTTGATCTTCTTGGGCTTGCCCGTCTTACGACTAACCAAGATCAGTTCTTCCGGTGTGTCACGCTCGATCAGCCAGCTTTTCGGGTCAACCCGATCAAGACCGGCCAACATTATTTTCTGCTTCCTGGTCGGCCGCTTTCCCTGCTTCATCTGCTCCATCCCCCTTATTAAGCTGCTTCCACTCTTCTGGCCATCGATCATCTGAACGACGATAGAGTCATCACCGTCAGTCACCCGCACTTCCCGGAACACACCGGTTCTACCTTGGACTTGCGTATAGCGGTAAATCTCATCCGGGGTATTCAGCGTCACCGATGGTGTATGCCAGCCTCCCGGCTCCGGGAAGCAATAACCGTAAAACTGTTCCTGATCTCCCATGATTGCCTCCCTCACGCCCATTTGCGCTTGTTCATGTCCTTCACATTCCCAGGCGGTTGCGGCTGCCCCGCATGTGCCCGCTCGTAATTGACGAACTTATTAAAATTTTTGAGGAACACCAGCTCCACAGTCCCAACAGGGCCGTTTCGCTGTTTAGAAATAATGATTTCGATAATATTCTTTTTCTCGGCATCCTGGTTGTAGTAATCGTCGCGGTACAAGAAGGCCACGATATCCGCATCCTGTTCAATTGAGCCTGATTCACGAAGGTCACTCATCATCGGGCGTTTGTCCTGGCGCTGCTCAACGCCGCGGCTGAGCTGGGACAAAGCAATCACCGGTACTTCAAGTTCCCGTGCAAGCTGCTTCAGTGTCCGGGAGATCTGGGAAACCTCTTCCTGCCGATTCACTCCCCGTTGCCCCCTGCCCTGGATAAGCTGTAGGTAGTCGATGACGATCATACCAAGGCCCTTTTCCTTCTTGAGCCGGCGGCATTTCGCACGGATCTCGTTGACCGTGATCCCCGGAGTATCATCGATATGGATATCAGACTCAGATAACCCCGCCATTGCGATGGCCATCTTTTCCCAATCGCCCTCTTCAAAACGTCCTGTCCGCATGCGGCTGGCGTCTATCTGAGCTTCTGCGCAGATCATACGCTGCACGAGTTGAGACGCTGACATTTCCAAGCTGAAGATGGCCACACTCTCCTTGGCCCGGACGGCCACATTTTGAGCAATATTCAGAGCAAAAGCCGTCTTCCCTACGGAAGGCCGGGCTGCAACGATGATCAAATCATTCTTTTGGAAACCGGCAGTCATTTTATCCAGATCCGCGAACCCAGACTCAATGCCTGTGATCCCGCGGTTAGTATCACGTACGTTATACCGCTGCTCCGCCTCTTCCCAGACCTGCATCAAGGCATCTTTGATGCCGATGAACTCACGCACGGGAACTGTCTGATCAGAGAGTTTGGATACAGCATGCTCCGCCATAGCAATGAAACCCTTCACATCCTGTTCCTCGCCTGCGTTGCGCAGCAGCCCCATGGCCGTATCGATCGCCTGGCGCCGGAGGAACATATCCAGAACCCGCTCGGCATAATACCCGGCATTGGCAATGGTCGGAACTGCGCCGGCCATCCGGGCGAGATAACTCACACCTCCGACCTTTTCGAGCTCCTCACTATCCTTGAGCCGAGAAGTCAAGCTGACCATATCGATCGGCAGCTCAGCGTCGGCCAGCTTCCGCATAGCCCTAAAAATCCGAGCGTGACCCTTGTCGCTGAATTCCCCGCCCTGCAGGATGTCGGCAGCAGCATCGTATGCCGTCTGATCCAAAAGCGCAGCTCCGAGGACTGCCTGCTCTGCCTCCAGGTCCACCGGCGGCTGAATGCCCATTTGCTCGAGCATTTGTTCCTGGTCAAGCATCTGCTGCACCCCTAATCCTTCGTTTCACTTCATCCCAGTAACCTGGTGGCGGCGGCTTACTCGCAGCGCTCCAGGAATCCAAATTAGCAAAATGCTCTGCAGTAGACTCCTTCATCCGCTCGCGCTCGATTTGCTCACCGAGTCGCCCGCGGATCTGCGATATTTTTGGCGGGAAATCACTGGTCATGATATGTTGCCGGACATTGGAATAAGCGACATCGTAGGGGATATCTCGGAGCATCCCCAGGTCTTCCTCCACCGCCTGAAGACTGGCGTCAAAATTGGCGTACCGCTTCTTGATTTCCTTGTACAGCTTAGCGACCTCCAGCTTGTTCACGGGCCTCCTCCTCTCTGATCCAGCGGTCCAGATCATCAATCTCTTGCTGCTGCTTCGTCTTTTTAGGCTTCTGAGGTGCTTGCTTATCTCCCGGGGCGACTCCATCCATCGGCGGGCCGGTAGTTTGGGAGTTAAGCCAGGCTTTCTCAATTCCGTCCACGTAATACAAAAAGCTGGTCGGGTACTTAAAATTTTCACCTTCACGTTCGCGCTTTGCCTGAAGCAGGCTCTCCATAGTTCGGATGGTAAAAGGGTTAGGCGTACCTCCGGCGACCATCTTACCCATGGCTTCACGTTCACGCGGGGAAATGTGAATATCAAGTCTGTGATTCAATTTGCAAAAGGCATTTAACAGCTCGAACATATCTCCTGGCTTGTCTTGATCAATCTCATCAGCAAACTCATTGTCAGTAGAAGTAGTAGTAATAAGATCTTTTAATACAGTGTCCCGAAAGTGGTTCCCTGAGGTTACAGCTTTCGGAAAGTAGTAACCTGACGTTACAACTTGAGGGTCAACTTCTGAAATGTTGTTCCCAAAGTGGTTCCCTACGGTTACAACTTCCTGCCCTACTTCCTCCGACCTGTTACCTGAGGTTACAGGTTTTGGTGATCCAACAAGCTGAAAATGAATGGTATAGCTTCCTCTTGAAGACCCCCGGGGAGGCGGTTCGTATGCAATGATTCCGGCTTCTACCAGCTTGGAACGATAGACATTCAAGGTCTTACGGGTTGCGATTCCTGTCTGCACTTGAAGCTCTGTATTGGTCATGTGAAAGGTTTGTGGCCAGCCTAATTTGCTGGATTTCCGCCACAATGCAATAGCAATGACAAACCCTTCTGGCCCGAATTCTTCCGGGCCTCCAATCGCTTCAAACTGATTCAGAAGTCCGGAAAGGGATGGTTCTCTGGCTGTCTCGGACATGTATTCCCCCCTCCCGCAGCAGCCTATTTCATTTAGTCACGCACGATCTTAATGAATTCGATCGGAATCTCAGTGAACTCCAGACCTGATTGAAGTCCGCTTGTCAGAGCATCCATACTCCTTGTCAGAAGAGGCCCTACTGCACTTGGCTTAGAAGCTGCCAGAGCAATGCAGAAACCCGCAACATAAGCGGAAGCTGCCAAGAAATGCAAGACTGACTCTTCTCCTTGATCCGTGGCAGCCTTCATCTTATCCAGCATAAAATCAGTGATTTCACCAGTTTGCAAATTAATGTTCGGACTCTCTTTCATTTCTGAAGTGTTACTCATATGGCACGCTCCCTCATTGTTTTTTCCTTCCACGCCTTATCTCCAAGGCATCGGCCTAGACTGACTTCGAAGTGCCGGCGTCCCTGGACATAGGTGACAAATAAGCCGGTTCTCCGTTCATAATAGATGCCGTTCAGGAGTGGCTTTTGGGCTGCGGCGGGCGGTTTCGGCTTCGAATCAAGCAAGGCAAACAAATCAATCTGCTGCGGCTTGCTCATTGTCCTGTCCCCCGTTCGTCTTGAATGTAGATGAATGGATGCTTTGCCCGGATAACCTTGAATCCAGGATGAGCACGGGCAAAATACTCCACCACGGCCTTCCTGAATGCTTCCTCGTCCGAACGAAGCGCCCAAATACTTTCTCCGACCATACTGACCCAAATGCGTTCCCCCAGCGGGCCGTTCATCGATCAGCTACCCGGACAATTGTGCCGGTGAGCTCCATGATCTCCCGGCGGAACAGTTCAGCGTCGCTGTTCCCGTCAGACAGGTGCAGCAGCCAGATCTCCTCAACATTCCGGGTATCATTGGCTTTCAGAAAATCCTTAACGTGTTCTAGACTGAAATGAGAACGGAGCAGCCGCTTCTTCTGAGACGGATGAAGCTCCCCAGCCAGCACCCGGCGGTTAACGATATCAATGGAATAATTGCACTCGATCATGATGTGCGTAAGCCTGGAAAACTTATAACGGCAGTAATAGGAGTCAGTCAGGAACACCAGCTTGTCACCATCCTGGTTGGCCAATAGCCAGCCCAGTGGCTCCGCAGCGTCATGTTCAACATCAAACCCCATAACTGTCCAACTCCCAATCTCAAAAGGCTCCCGCGGCATCACAGACCGAAGTCGATGCCCCGACAGGCCAAGTGCCTGAGCTGTCCCCCGGCTGGTGTATACCGGAATGCCTGCCCGCATGATGTCCGCCGCCGCCCTACTGTGGTCGCCGTGCTCATGTGTAATAAGGCAGCCAGCTATATCTGTCATCCGGAAGCGAAGCGCCCGCTGAATCGACTTATAAGGAAAACCGGCTTCCAGCAGGATCGCGGTGTGGCCGTCCGATATACGGTAGGCGTTTCCGGCGCTGCTGGAACCGAGGCATTGGATGTCGATCACGTTAAAAATCCATTTCTTGGTCAAACTTCGAAATGTCGATAGAGTCGCTCTTCGTGTCGGCTTGGGGTTGTCCCTTAGGTGGAGCAGCCTCCGGCTTGATATCAATCATTTCTTTGTTCGCATGCTCTGCTTTGACTTCTTCAGGCGTCACATCAACACGCTCTTCGTACTCATTTTCAGTAGATCTATTAATTGCATCGACCAGTAGATCGCTGTCGTCACTGGTGTTGATGTAAGCCTTGGCCGCACGGTTGATGACAGTCCGCTTTGCCATTTCTTGTGGGAATTTTTTATGGACAGATTGACTTGTTTTGCTCTGACTCCATGATGCGTCAACTTCCTTTTTTGTCATGACGGTAAGGATTTCTTCGTCATCCACCGACTTCACGACGGCATATACACCTAGAATTTCATTGTCCCTGTTTTCAAATTTGGTTTCGTGCTTGACCAATTTTTCACGCCCGCCAGCCACTTCATACTCAAATATGTCTCCCTTATAAATCACATTTGCCCAGATATCCTTAATGTTGGACAAACGTTTAAGAACAGCCTGTGTCCCAAAATAGGAGCGATTAAGCTGAAGCTTGCTGCCATACACAATGAAGTAACATTGTGTCTTAGCCGGGCTTAGACCTTGCACAACCATATCCAGCAGTGCATTTGCGACAGATTCCCGCGTACATACCTCCAGCGCAGGCTTGCCATTCTTGTCCTGAACCTCCTGGAGCTTGAAGAAGGCGCTCTTTAACGCGTTGCTCGCATTGTAATTCGGAGGCAAGATTAACCCATCATCCTGCAACCGTGTCAGGCTCCGATTAACATCATCAGTGATGTCCTTTTGAATAATTGCCACCTGATTACCTGTATTCAATTAAATCGCCTCCTGTATAGCTGCCGTCTCGATGCGCAACTTCTTGTCTTGTTCACTGACCACCAGCCGGATAACCTGAGCATCCGTCCCAATCAGCTTTGTCACAGCCTCAGCATTATCCACGAAAATCGGAGCTGAGAAGCCATAGTGCTGGCTAAGTGTATTGATGATGTCCAGGCCGACATTGATCCGGGCTGCGTTATTCAATCCGCCCTCGTACGGCACTCCCTTATAGAGCGTGTCGCAGACCTCTTTCAACCCGCCGTTCACCTGCTGATCAAATAGTCTGAAACGAGCTAATTTGAACTTGCTGTTAATCTTGGCATCGAGCAGGTTGACCTTGGTGCGGGTGAATTCTTCGCAGAGAAACAGTTCGTGCTGCAGGCGCTCGTATTCAGCGGCCAGGCTACTCTCCTGTTCCTCCAGCTCAGTTACCCGCTGCTGTGCCCTCTGGACTGCGTCGAATTTAGCAAGATCGCGCTCCATGTCCTCGACTTCACGCCGCAGCCGGCTGATCTCTTCCCTGACACCCACCGCTGCCGATTGGCTGGATTGCCGCAGCGCTGTAATTTCCTGCTGAAGCCTGTTAGCTTCTGCCTGCTTGCTGGTATACTCCGGATCTGCTGAGGGGTCTTTCACCCCTTCACGCAGTTCGGTCAATTCATCCTCAGCGGCTGACAACTCTGCTTCAAGCGAGGTCAGCGTACCCTTCAAGTCCTCAATTTCTCCCTGGAACCGGACAACCTCTTGCTCAAACTTCTGAGCTTCAGCAACCGCTGCTTTACCGGAAGTATTGATGCGCTCCTTCCGCTCGGCCAATCGCCGGTTAAAATCAGCCTCGGCTTTATCATGAGCTACCTTGACCTGATCCTCTGGTAGTGCCTGCCCGCAGGCGGAGCAGTGAGCATCGTGGTCACCGGCAGATTCAAAGATCAAACCTTTCAACTCCGAAAACTCTGTCCGGAGCCGGTCCGCTTCCTGCCGGCGCCCTGCCGCCTGCCGCTCGTTCTGCTGAATCCGCTGCTGCTTATCTTCGATCTCCCGGCGGTACCGGTTGACCTCAATGTGCATTTGGTTGACCGAGTCCCGCTTCAGAGCCACTTTATCCAGTACATCCGATTGCATGCGGCTCTTAATGGCAATCAGCTCGCCTTCAATTTCACGGAGCCGCTTCTCTTTGACAGCCACCTCGCCTCCGGAGAGGATACGGGACAATTCAGCCTCACTAGATTCAACCCGGCGGCGGAGCATTGCAATATCTTCCTTCAGCAGCTCTTCGTCCAGTTCGGTGATGTCCGGCATTTGACGCTGAACCTCGCTGATACGGACCGGCAGCTCCTTAATTTCCTTATTAATGGCTGTACTGCGAGCGGCGATAACTTTTTTATGAGCATCCAGTTCGCGTCCGGCCAAGATGGCCGGCAGCTCAGCGAGCTCCTCGTTACTGTGAATGACCTCCGCATCCGTAAGATCGCCGGACACTTCCAAGAGCACCTTGCGGCGCTCCTCCTTCTTCAGCACTTCGTTAAAATACGAAGGGCTTGTCAGCAACCGGAACAGGTCCTCTTTGATAATAGAGTCAACTTCGCTCTGAAACTCCCGCATGCTGAGCGGAACGCCGTCAACGTAATAAGTGGTGTTGTGTCCCTCAAAGCTCTCCACCGGTGCGCCGCGCTTCTTTGTCCATTTCTCCGAGAAGACCCGGCGGAATGTCCGGGGGCGACCGTCAACCTGTAGTACCAGTTCAACCTCGTGTTCCAGCTTGTGCTGAAGGACCTTACCGGCTCCGTCCAGCCCCTTAATCTCGAAGTCAGCCTTGTTCTGGCTGTCTTTACCGAAAAGGCACCACAAGAATCCATCAAAGATTGTGGTCTTACCAGTGGCATTGTCACCATAGACATCAGCATCCCGCCCGTTAACAGCGAGGATGAACTCCCTAATACCTTTGAAATTACGAAGCGTTAAACGCTCCAGATCGATATGCTTCAAGCGATCTCCTCCTCGATAGCCGCTCTGCATTCATCATGCAAGAGTGACTGCTGGTCTGGCGTTTCAGGATAACGGATACTATCCAGGTAAGTCCGGATGGCGTATTCAACTTCGGCCAGCTGCTCCGGATCAGCATGCAGCTGAAAGGAACCGGCCTGCTGCCGGATAGAAAGAATTGAAGGTGAATAATTTGTAGGAGGCACAATTTCGATCTCGATGCGCTGCCCGCTGATATCAGCAGAGAAAGCTGTTGACATTTCCGTTCACTCCCTCTTGTGTAGTGCGCCCCCAACATGGTATAGTGGGGGCGAGAATTTGATTTTCAAAGATCAGTGATAGCCCATGCCCGTGGGCTATTTTTTGTTATGAATTAATGAAATCGGAACATCGTGCTCAACAATGCTCTTCCAGTCGATGATGACCGGAGCATTCTCCACGCTTGCGATCAGTTCGCCATTTTCATCTTCAATAATGAATTCCGAATGAACATGATCTTCGAAATTCATACCAACCTGCCGGATCTCGATCACCTCCCGGCCTTCCACTTCAGTACCGACCTCAAATATTCGTGTCGGATTACTAACAACCGTCAATTTCTGAATGACTTGCATGCGCTGCCTCCTTTCTATGTAATTGCAAGGTGGGCGAGGGAATAACTGCACCAGTAAAACCGGCCTTTTCGGTTCCCTTGACCTGTATGATCCGCCACCACCTTGGATGCGTCAGCCGCATCTTGGAATACCGGAGGGAGGAAAGGTTATTTCTAAGCTCCGATACTCCAAGACAGGGGCCGAAGCCGCTGCCTAACACTTAAATCCCTGCTGCTGCAGCCATCTGCTGAATAACTGCCCGGCTGTAGAGTTTCCCTTCAAAAGAGACCAAGTCTTCCTGGCTGCCAGTAATTGCGCAGCCAGGAGCATACTTGCGTAAAATGACTTTGTCATCGTCCACGAAGATCTCCACAGGGTCCTTAATTTCTAAATTCATCGTTCTGCGCAACTCGATCGGGATAACGAGCCGACCAAGCTCGTCAATTTTGCGTACAATTCCGGTAGATTTCATATTATTTAGCCTCCGTAGAGTTTATTTTTTGAAAATGCTCTGAAAAAGCAGTTTGAATCTCTGAGGGGAGATTTGTAGTAACCTCATCCCATGTATCATAGGCAGCTTGTGCGATATCCCGTTTGCGCTCCAACTCCAGCACCTCAAAACGAGTTGAAGTTGAAGAATAAAACGATTCGCGAAACCGTCTCTCTGCGGCAGCCTGCTCGTCCCCTATCTGTTTAAAGCGTTCAGCAAGGGCCTGACCGAAACTTCTTACCTGCTGATCGGTCACGCTGCGCCCTCCTTGCGCTTTTCACGCTTCGGGGTTAAAATGGACACCAAGAGATTCTCTAACCGAGATTTCAAACCACCTGACTGCCCTGGCCGGCGGTCATTTTTCATTTCTGCTTCAGCTACACGAATCATGTTGTTCAGATAACCCTCTGCAAAATCTTGTTCCCCCGGCAACATTGCATCCGGATTCTGACGGATCAACTGAAGGTTATGCTTTGCAGCTTCACCAACTCGCCGCGCTTCGGAAACCAACTGCTCTCTTTCCATGGTGCTCCCTCATTTCAAATATTTTTTAGCCTTCAGTTCAGCCCGGTGCTCTTTCCAAGTTCCCAACCAACTGAAGGAATACTCTTTACATAACACTGCAGCCAAATGGGTCAATGCTGTGATTGCCTCGACCGTCTCCATGAGTAGCCGCTTAATTTGCTGTCGTTCAGTATCATTGATCTGTTCGTTTGTCTTGCTGATTGGAGCATGTCCAGAAGCGTCCAGCACTTCCCTCATCTCCTCGAGCGTTTTGAATAACACATTGGCTCGATGCAGGTCCACGTTATCCAGCCAAGGGGCAGAAGCACCACCGGTGACTTCCGCCGCCGCTGCAAGATAGAGCTGACCGTCATCGTAGTGCTCAACTGCCGCACTCATGACTGGTTTTGAAGCCTTACGGGTCCCTCTCGCGATTTTCCCTATTAATGAAGCGTCAGCATGGACGATGAGTCCTGCCTTCTCCCTGGTATCGCCTGAACGTTTTAACACTTGTTCTAATGCTGGTCCGAATTGTCCGATTGCCAACTTCTGATCCTCTCCTTTGTCCGGTTTCACGGGTTTTATCGGACAGAGGCCTGATGTATGATGTTCTTAAGCAATTCCCCTTGCCAATCCCCCCACCCGCCGTTGCCGGTATACAGCTCGGCGGGGTT